ATAATATCCATATGTTGAACATCAATAATAATGATGTTCCAAATGTGTATGTTGACAACAACAGTTAATTAACTAAAGAGGGCGTTTCAGTATTACTAATACATACTAAGATATACCAGTAATACCGAAACAAACAGGAATCAATCATGCTTCTCAAACCACTCAGCAAGAGCCTTGCGGATAACCCAAGATGCAGAACGTTCTTCACGTTCACAGTAAGAAATCATCTGCTTGTATTGCTCTGGCTCGAAGCTGATCGTGGTCTTGACATACTTGTCCTTATCGTCCTTTTTATGGTTCGCCATGCTGCCACCTCCCATCTAGTTAACTATAGCAGATGGTACTGGTGATAGCAATAGATATGAGGAAATCCCTGTATTTACAAGGGTTTACAGCTCATGGACTTTTGGGACGAGGGCTTTAGTTAACTATTAAAACCGCAGGCGCAGCGCATTTAATCATTATAAACATGGACAATAAATAACAGATATGGAGGAATCACATGAAAACGCAGAAAACAAAAGGATTTTATGACCGTGAAAATGATACGGTACATATTTTTATTCCACCTGCTCCGACAGAAACGGAGAGAGGCGGAATTACTGCAAAAGAAAAAACAACGGAATCCCTCGAAGTTGCTGTTGACTCAGCTACGGGGAAAGCATATGTAGCACTCGACAAAACGCTTTCAAAGACAGGAGAAGCGGCAGATGCAGCAGCTGTAGGTGAGAAACTCACAACAATAGGTTCAACCGTTGAAAGTGTAAAGGAATCAAAAGCAAACGGGCAAGGAATCACGCTTAGCATTAATGAGTCCGGTGGACTTCGGGTGACTTATGACGATGGAAAATAGGAGGATTTATTAAATGGCACAGGTGTCGGTAGATGTGGCAATGGAAAAAACTTCACAAGAAATTCTATCACTTCTTAAAGTGGTAAAAACAATGGTAACAGATGTATCAAAATTTGATTGGAAAAACTTTTACCAAAAAATGGCAACAGATGAAGTCTTTTCCACAAAATTTTATTGGTATGGCACTAGCACGAATCCAAAGGGTAAAAAAATGAATGATTCTGTTGGAATGGAAGCGATCCCGTCCACAGAAGAATCCAAAAATCGTGATGATTTTGCGAACCGAAGCGCATTCAGCACAATGGATTGTAATTTTATCATTGACGAAAACGAAAACAAAATCCCCGTAGCAATTGACGGCGGAAATGGTTTTAAGCGTACTGGAAAAGTAGATGTAGGCGTTATGGTTCCGTTGACCTATTGGGGAATACAGGAATTTGACACTTATTATATTGTGCATTTTGCAACAAAACCACATCCAGAACTTGGATGCACAACTGTGACTCCATGGTGCAATGAAGAACTCGGATACGGGATTTTGACAAAATATTACGCAGGGCAAATTGACGGTTTACTGTATTCTTCTTCCGGCAATGCAATTTACAATTTTGTTTCTACACAGTCTGGAAACACTGAATTGCAGAAAAAAGGACCCGGATACCACGGTTCTGGTTCTGAACGTACTGCTTACTTGCTGTGCATGTTGTGGATTAAGTATGCAACCAAAAACAATCAACAGATATTCCAAGGCTGCACTAGATACAATTTCCAATATAAAGTTGCACAGGCAGATACAAATGTAAATTATGCAGTTCTTCCAACGGCTCAGGCGAATAATTTCAAAGTTGGCTTAACAGTATCCATAGGAGATGCAACGGGGCACACGGATAATCTTGACCGTGGCACTACCTGGATGAGAAATATTGCAGATAAAGTCAGAGTAACTGCAATAGAAGTTATTGAGGGTACAACAAATAGCCGTGTATATGTTGAAAAGGCAGGAATGACAATTACAACAGATACCTATATCAGCTCGATGCCGTTACATTCTGGAACAACAGATAATGTTCAAGGTACGGACGGATATGTTGCGAATGACGGGATTTATCCATTCAAGCTCGGTGGTATTGAAGATATGATTGGCGCTTATTATATATCCATGAATGAATTGTGGAATAAAACATCCGCAAGCACAGTCGATTATTATGTGCGTGGAAAATCCGCATGGTCAGCAACCGGGACTGGATGGACTAAAGTTGTAACGGTTGACTTGGGTTCTTCAGATGATTGTTGGATTGGAGATATTAACATTGATTTAAAAACCGGTGTAATTACATTGCGGACTAAAGGCGCAGGAGATTCCGTAGGAGTTGGAGACAGAGAATATAACGGAGGTACGAGAACTGGTTGGAGAGAAGCATTGCGGCGCGGTGGTCTGGGGAACGAGTCGAATGCGGGCTTTTCGTTCGCGACTCTCTGGAGCGGCGTTTCGGACGCGGGCTGGTACTACGCCCTCTGCGTTTAAATTCCGAACCTTTTAGGGGTGAATTTTGCGCAGCAAAAGAGGGGGCTGCCCCTCTATAAAATAATAGTATATAGGACTTGCCACACAGGCGGCGCGGTAATCTGAGGAACGAGTCGAATGCGGGCTTTTCGTACGCGAATCTCAGGAACGACGTTTCGAACGCGAACTGGAACTACGCCCTCTGCTTTTTATAAATTTGACGAAATAATTTAGTACACTGGTACTTTTGTGTGGCATTTCGTGGATTAAATTTCATTACCGTATAAGGTACTTAAATAGGAAACAAAAAGGGAACCGGTAGCCTGACGAGGAAACTGGTAGTTTATGCGTAAGGCATAAACTGGGGCTAGTAGAAATCCGAACGCCCCTCGGAATTTAAACGAGTAAAATAAACCTTTAAAGGAATTTAAAAATATGAAAAGATGCTGTAAAAGAATAGATATAGCAGATAGACGATTGATTGAAAAAAGCAGTTAGAGATTGTCTACATGGGAAAATGGACAGAGAGGACGTTGTTCGGATGTTTTCTGAATATTCTGGTGTCCCCTTTGATATCATAAAAAAGGTCTGTAAAGACTGCCGTATGATGAATGGACTCATTAACACAGTAATTGACGGTATTCAGCAGGAGATTATCCATAAAAAGTATATCGTAAAACCAATCCGATATAGAAAGCAAACTGACAAATGTAATGGAAAAATCAGGAACATTGGAATACAAGATGTTAAACAACAGATTTATGATTACATTGCCGTATATGCTATGGGAGAACTGTTTCGTAAAAAGCTAGGCTTTTATCAATGTGGTGCACTGAAGAAGAAAGGAAACGATTTTGGAGCAAAAGCAATTAAAAGATGGCTTAGCGACCATAGCATACGTTGGGCTTGGCAGGATGATGTAAAGCAATATTATGAGACAATTCCCAAAAAGAAGTTAAAAAATCTTTTGTCCAGAGATGTTGATAATCCTGGAATTTTGCATTTGGTGTTCTTTCTGATTGATACATTTTTAGGTGGCCTTTCCATTGGCTCTTATCTCAGTCAGTATCTGGCCAACTATTATATGAGTTATGCTTATCATTTTGCAAGCGAGATGATTTTGAAAACCAGAAAATGTAAGAATGGTGTATGCAAAACCATAAATGCAGTATCCCATGTATTGTTTCAAATGGATGATATTCTGATTTTGTTTAGAAGCCTGAAAGATTTAAAATACACGGTAAAGAAATTCAAAGAATATATTGAGCAGTTTTTGGGATTGAAATTAAAGAACAAACTTAATTTTATTGACCTTAGAAACCAATATATTGATATCCTTGGCCGAAAAGTTTCAAAAAAAGTCTTACACTTCGCTCTTCTAATTTTGTTAGATTTCGCAGAACAGCCAAGAAAGCACAGATGCAGCTTCGTAGATACAAAGATGTTGATTACCAGACAGCCAAAAACTTTGTCGGAAGATACGGCGCGATCAAAAACTCAAATACCAAACATTTCAGAAAGAAATACGATATACCCTATATTTTAAAACGTTGTGAAGCCAAAATATCCAAAACTGAAAGGAGACTTACACATGCAAACAATGAGATTCAATTTGCCACAGCTTGAAGTTTCAACGTATCCCCTTGAAAAGGGAATGGATGTTGTAATTTGCCAGAATGAACGGAAAGTCACAGTTGAAAATCAAGATGGAAAATCTGAAGAAATGTATGAATATAATGGAAATATATTCCGGACATTTAAACATACGCAAGAGGAAATATCGCAAAATCCATCCGAATACCTTGATTACGCAGGAGACGAAGAACCTACTGCAGAAATGACAGAGTACGCAAACGCCATGGTTGATGCATACACAGAACAGCTGATTATGGAAGGGGTGATATCATGAGGACTTTAGTTGAGAGCTTAAAACGGCTGTACAAATCCGGTAAAATCACTTCCTCAAAAATTAAAAGTATGAAAGTTTTGACTGACAAGGAGAAACAATACATTTTAGATGAGTATGACAAAGCTTGATATAATATCTGCTCTGTGGTCTGTGATTTTTAATCTTCAATTGGGGATTAAAGCGGAAGAAACCAACAGAGAAATGGAAAAACTTCGGACAGAATGTCAGAAATACGCAGAAGCAGATGACGAGGAATTATTTTTGGAGGAACTGTAATGAGAGGATTAAAACGCCAAAAACAAACAGTGTATTGGTCAAGGGTGACTGAAGGACTTGACGGGATAGACACAATCAAAACGTACCAAAAGCCAGAATTACATCACCTCTCCGTATCTGCGACTGCCGGGACACCGGAAGAACTATCTGCCGGGTACGTCCCTGATTACGATAGATACATCACGAATTTTGACCGCAACTTCAAGCCACAGACTGCCGATGTATTCTGGATAGACTGCAAACTAGAACTGACCGACGCAGGCGAACTTGTTTTAGGTGAAGACGGAGAACCTACAGTACCGCCAGACTACCGCCTAAAAAAGATTCTCGACACCCAGAAAGGCAATGTGGCACGATATGGCATCAAGTATATAGGAGATGGTTCAGATGGCGAATAAGAGTATTAAAATGGAACTGTCGCATAAATCTATACAAGACGCAATAAAGCAGCTCAGAGCGTATCAGAAGTCACTTGCAAGCAAGAATGAAGAGTTTGTCCGCAGGCTGGCAGAACTTGGAATCCCGGTCATAGATGAAAACATAGCATTGGCACAAGGCGATTCTGACAAAAACCATAACACCTATATCAGAATTAATAACTTTGGTGGATATTCTCAGGCAACACTTGTGTGCGAAGGCTCTGACCTTTTATTCATTGAGTTCGGGGCGGGCATTCACTACAACACTCCGGCGGGAACCAGCCCACATCCAAAAGGACAAGAATTTGGATATACAATCGGTTCATACGGACAGGGGAATGGAAAGAATGAATCGTGGGTTTATTTTGCCGATTCTGGCGAATGGGTACGCTCTTACGGTACCGAAGCCACCATGCCGGTATATAAGGCAAGCGTAGAAATCATGCAGAGCATCAGAAAAATTGCAAAAGAAGTGTTTGCATCATGAAAGTTAATACCTGATAATACTGAATAATACCTCTGTCTTTGATATACTATAACATATAAAAGCATCTACCTGAGCGGTGGGTGCTTTTTTCATGCAAAAAAACATAGAAAAGGAGAATGTAAGCATGTTAGTAGAAACAATGATTATCAAAAAAGTAGAAACGAGCATTGTCACAAGCCTAGATGTCGCAGAAACTTTTGAAAAAGAACATAAAAGAGTATTGCAGGACATTAGAAATTTAGGATGCAGTGAAGAATTCGGACAGCACAATTTCGTGCTTTCCTCATACACAAGCATCCAGAATAAAAAACAACCTATGTACTGCATGACGAGAGATGGATTTACGCTTCTTGTTATGGGATACACTGGCGAAAAAGCCATGAAGTTCAAAGAAGGATACATTCGCCAATTCAATGCAATGGAAAAAGTTCTTTTAGGAAAAATCAGAGAACGAGACAAAGGCATTGCAGTAAGACAAGCGTTGACCAATGCACTTAAAGAATCTCAAGAAAACGAGAGAATGCACGGTCATGCATATTCGACATACACAGATATGGTATATCGTACATTGTTTGGCAAAACTGCAAAACAACTTAGAGAAGAAAAAGAAATTTCTACTAAAGACAATCTAAGAGATTTCCTTACCGAAGAAGAGCTAAAAGCTGTCCAGTCAAAGGAAATGCTTGTTAGTGGTTTGATTGACTGCGGATGGGGATATTCTCAAATAAGAGATTTCCTTAATACCAGTCTCAGAATATGTTAGAACAGGCGGTGTGATATAAAATGCCAGACACGATTAACAACCCAGTATCAGAAGTATTTTCTAGGTGGAGCAAAGATATTCAACCAACAGTCGGCAAAGGCAATTTTTCCATGGAAAAAAGCCAGACAATAGCATCTGGTAAAACAAAATACGCCAGATTGTTCATGATGGGGAATCCCACGCAGTCAACAAGTCTTGAAGGTCACGAATGCGCAACAGTTCTTTCATTTCAAACGGAAAGTTACGCATCTGGGACAAAGGCTTTATCGACTGCATACGAAATCGACAGCAAAAGTCATCAGGCTATGGTTTCGATGGGCTTTCGCCGGACATACGGGCCGGAAGAAGTCGCAAACTCCGAAAAGAGTTTCAAACGAATCATAAGCCGGTACAGCAGAATTTATACCGGGCAATTATTGGAAGCGTAACAGCTTCTATTTTTTATACCAAAAAGAAAGGAGAGTGTCCTATGAGTAAAGATAAATTACAATGGCTGAAAGCTGCGGGAATCAGAGCTGTTAAGACAATTGCTCAGACAGCAGTTGCGACAATCGGAACCGCAACAGTCCTTGGAAGCGTTGACTGGAAGATGGTCGTATCCGCGTCCGTTCTTTCCGGCGTTTTATCCTTGCTTACATCTGTAGCAGGGCTTCCGGAACTGAAAACAGGCACAGATGAATAGAAAGGACGGTGATCCTTTTATCTCCCGGGCACAGGGTTACGTGTCAGAGCCGACAAGGCTCTTTTTTAATGTGATTTTATAGCTGAAAAAGCAGAAAGGAGCCGAATATGGCAGAAAAAGGAAATATAGCAGGCGTAAGTACCGTTGGTTCGCTTACTGGATATGCAGTTGAAACAACAGCAGGTACTAAACCGACAACATTTAAACTTCTTCACAGAATCAATGCTTCTGATGAAATCAAAATTGACGTAGAAACAATCGATGCTTCCGCACTTGAAGATGAAGTCGAAAGAACTATTGCAGGACGTGGTTCTACAGGTGGTACATTCAACGTAACTGTGAATGTAACCGATGAAACTATCACTGAATGGGAAACCTTAATCAGCGAATATAAAACAGGAAAAACAGATGGAAAATCTATGTGGTATGAAGAATACTTCCCGTCTCTTAAGAAAGCATTCTTCACAAAAATCGAGCCGCCGACAATCATTCCTAAACCGGCAAGAGATCAGAACGGCCTGTTAACTGTTGAAATGTCTCTTACTATCAATGAGTACGTCGGACCGAGTGAAGCGGTAGTTCCAACTGACAGCGGCATGTAAACATATTTGGGAGGACAAATAATATGTATAAAGTTTTAAAAATCGGCGGCAAAGACTACAAGCTTGAATATGGAATTGAAGCATCACTGTTTGATGATTGTGTGAAATCCGTAATGAATATGCTGGTTTCCACAAGTGGTGGAACGGACAGGAGTCTTAAGGAAATGGTTTCTGGAATGAGTAGTATTCCAAATGTTGCACTCAATGCGTTCTATGCCGGATTACTTCAATATCACGGCAACCATTCTGACGGTGATGGCACTGTCCCGGATTTAGATACCGCCAAAAAACTTGCAACACAGTATATGACTGAACATAAAGATGATGAGCAGGGAAACTTCTACGGTCTGTTTTCTATGTGCATTGAACAGATGGAGGAAGATGGTTTTTTCAAATTAACCGGTCTGGAAACGTTCATGGACAACATGAATGCGGCAATGGACTCTGTGAAAGCGAAGAAAGCGCCGAAGAAACCGACAGATCATCTGAAAAAAGCTACAGCGAAATAATCTGGGATGAATTATACCCAATGGCTGTGCGTATTGGGATGTCAAGAAAAGAATTTCTCAGAAGTACCCTGAAAGACCTAAGAATCCGTATAGAACAATATGGAATCTTAAAGAACGAAGAAATTCAGTCGCAGTTAATAAACATGGACTATCAGTCGTGGCTGACCGGATTGTATATGAAAGCAAGTATTTCGTGTGTGCTATTTCCGAGAAAGGCTAGTTATCCAAGTAAACCAATTACGCAGGAAAAACAAAATAATTGGGTTGAACGCAATCCAGATATGCCAAAGAAATCAGAAGCAGAACTAAGGCAAGAAGAACGTTATTATGAACTTCTTATCAGGCAGGCAAATGCAAATATATCTGAAATAGGTAATGAAAAGGGCAAGCAGGATGAATAGTAGTCTTGCTTGCCCTTTATTTTTTTGAAATAAAGGAGGTACTTATATGTCTGACAACACAATAGACAGCCTTGCGATAGAGGTCAGCAGTAACGTATCAAATGCAAGTAAATCCATTGATGATTTATGCAATAAACTGAATCGTCTGAGTAGCCGTATGTCTGAGAGTATCAAGCATCTTAGAGACTTTTCAGCTTCCGTAGGCACGGTCAATTCTGCTGTTCAAGCGCTTAAATTAGACAGGCTTGATTTATCAACGATAAACAGTCAATTGCAACAGTTTACGCAGTCCATGAGTGCACTCGGTAGCCTGAACTTGAGAAACAACGGATTAAACTCATTCGTAAATGCAATCCGCAGATTGAACGAAACATTAAATTCCACAGGTGATGTGTCTGGAAAGATTCAGGGCATGATTTCTGAGCTATCCACGCTTGGCAGTATTCCAGACGTATCAAACAACGTGAACCGGTTTATTTCTTCGTTGGCAAGACTGGCGAATGCAGGCAGCTCTATTGATGCAGTTACATCAAAACTTCCAAATCTTGGTGAAGAACTTAGAAAAATCGTAGTTTCATTTTCTGGAATAGGCAATATTTCTCAGCCAATTAATACATTTGTTCAGTCAATATCTCAGTTGGCAAATGCAGGAGATAAAACTGGAAAGACAGCAACTCAGCTTAATGATCTGGCAAATAGCTTAAAATCATTCTTCCAGACGATGAGTACCGCTCCTAGAATCAGTAGCAGTACAATTCAAATGACTCAGGCTATTGCTCAGTTGGCAAATTCTGGGGCGAATGCTGGTAGAGCGGCAAGGTCTACTGCAAGTGCATTTTCAGGATTGGGGCAGGGTGCGGCCACTTCTACAGGAAAGGTCAGAAAACTTGCAAACGCCGTTGGAAGTGTAGGAAGCAAGGCGAAGAAAAGTTTGCCTAGCATCATGTCTCTGGTGGCAAAATTCTGGACGTTGAAATTTGTTGTTGGAAAATTTGGAAGCGCAATTGAAAGTTCCATGAATTTTCTCGAAGATTACAACTACTTTCAAGCGGCGTTTCGTCAGGTAGCAGATAAAGCAGGAGAAACTTGGTCAGAGGCAGGCTATGATTCTGCGGAAGCTTATGCAAATTCATTTAGTAATAGAGCTAGAGAACTTACATCCAAAATGTCTGGGTTCGATGTTTCCGATAATGCGATTTTGACCGCAAATAAATCAGGTAAATCACTCGGTATGGACCCGTCCATGCTCTTGAATTATCAAGGCCAGTTTGCACAGTTGTCGTCCTCCATGGGAACAACTTCTGAACAGGCATTAAAACTGTCGAATGCACTGACTATGATCGGTGCTGACCTTGCATCTGTTAAGAATCTTGATTTTAGCACAGTTTATGAGAACTTATCCTCTGGATTAGTAGGTATGAGCCGTGCTGTAGACAAATATGGTGCAAACATTCGTGTGGCAAACTTACAGCAATATGCGGCAAATCTTGGTATACAAACGTCTGTTTCTAATATGGACCAGGCAAGTAAGGCAATGCTGAGAACGATAGTAATACTGGATTCCACCCGGTACGCATGGGCGGATATGGCAAATACAATCAATATGCCAGCCAACCAGTTGCGTATACTTCGTGCAAACTTAGTGTCCTGTGCCAGAGCATTAGGAAATATCTTTATGCCTGTAGTTGCGGCAGTGCTTCCATATATCAATGGTCTTGTGATCGCATTCCAGAGACTTTTGACATACATTGGTTCGCTTCTTGGAGTTGATACCAAAATCGGAAAAATGTTCGGTTCTATCGGTGGCGGAAGTGAAAATCTCTCGAATGCACTTGATTCCATAGACGATTCTGGAATTTCGGACGTAGATGATGCTGCAAAAGATACAGACAATAATCTGAAAAATGCAACCAAGAGCGCAAAAAAATTAAAACAGTTCCTCGCATCCTATGATGAACTTGAAATTATGAGCAAAGACGATAGTTCTCTGTCAGACCTTTCAAATTCTAAAATTAAAACGCCAAAAATTGACACATCTGCAATTGACGCAGGAATCCTCAATGATGCACTGGATAAACTTTTGAACGAATACCAGAAGAAATGGGATGCCGCCTACAATTCCATGGAAAATAAGGCTATGGCATTCGCAAATAAGGTTACAGACGCATTTAAGAAACTTGCAAAAGCCGCAGAACCTACCACAAAAGCACTGAAAAATCTCTGGGACAATGGATTGAAACAACTCAGAGATTTCACATGGACAGCATTAAAAGATTTCTGGAATCATTTTTTAGTTCCGCTTGGCAAGTGGACACTTGGGGAAAAAGGATTACCACGACTAATCAATGCTTTTAACGATTTTCTTGTGAAAATCAACTGGGACAAAATCAATGCTTCTCTTGTGCAGTTGTGGGATGTATTAGAGCCATTTGCTGAGAATGTCGGAACTGGCTTACTTGATTTCTTCGATGATTTCTTTGACAAGGCGGCAGATGGAGTTAATAAACTTCCTGATCTGATTGACAGGTTCAAAGAGTTTATCGCAGCATTCTCACCGAAGCAAGCACAGTCTATCGGATATTTCCTCGGACAGCTCCTGACAGCTTTTGTAGCATTTAAAGGACTTACATGGTTCGGAAGTATTTTCGGTAAAGATGGAGTGATAGGCAAAGGAATCACCATGTTAGCAACGCATCCATATGCTTCGATAGCGGCAGGATTAGGCCTTACCGTTGCTGCGCTTGATAAATTTGGAGTAATTGATGTTGATTGGGACGGGTTATGGACAAGAATCGGGAATCTTAAAGACGTAATTGTGAATTTCATTAAAAACATTGATTGGGATTCACTGGTAAAGACAATCGGCGATGTATGGGATGTATTCCAGCCATTTGCCAAGGGATTCGCAGATGGATTTATCAGCTTTTTCGATATAATGCTGAATGATATCGGCGCCCCACTGATTAATACATTAGTAAGCGTCTTAGATGCTTTCGCAAAAGCCTTAGGAAAGCTTGACGATAAGCAGATAGAAGCTCTTGGCGAAGCTCTAGCACGGTTTTTTATTATAAGAGGGAGCATTAATTTTGCTCGAAACATATACAATGTAGTTAGCTCTATCGGTGCACTCAGAACAATCTTCGGTGGGTTAGGAACGGTTCTTTCCACAGCCAGTGGTGCATTGCAGACATTCTTTGGCTCTGGACTAGGTTCTACACTTGTAGCAGGATTCGCAGACAGCATGATTGTCTTAGGAACCGCAATGGCAGGATTCAACCTTGGGAAATGGATAAGTGTTAATCTGTTCGGTGGCGAAGATAAAACCTTTGGGGAATTTTTGGAAGATAATGTATTCGGGTATCAAAAAGGAGATTTTACCGGTGCTATCAACGAATGGATGAAAGATATATTCGGAGTCGGAGATAAACTGACAGAGGATGATTTAAAGGTATTTCAGAAATATGAAGATGCTATTCTCGGTTTGGTTCACGCAAGCCAGATTTCAGGCGAACAAGCATATCCTTTATTGACATTCCTTTCTGAGTTAAAAGATAACGGATATAGCACAGAACAGGCATTATTTGAACTCGAACTTAAACTTAATAATCTTGGAGTTTCGTCCGAAGATTTCGAGAATGCAATAGCAGGAGTAAACAAACCAGTCAAAGACCTTGGAGATACAGCGGAAACATCCTCTAATCAGTTTTCGAATATGGCTGATCGGATTAACAATGTGTCGTTTGAGGATATCTCAGAACAACTTACAGGATTCCAGACGCTTATCCAGACCGTTGACTTTGCAACTCTGGTAACGGATACAGCAAATGCAATTGATGAAATGGGTGGTATCTGGGAAAATGGAAAACAGATTCTCGGCGAAAAAGCATTACAGATTTATCAGGAAATTGCAAAGGGATTAGAACCGGACGATAACGGTTACTATACTTTGGCAAACGGACAGATGGTGCAGTTTGGAAAAGGTATTTCTGACTATGAAAGTACTCTGCAAAGCACAATGGATTCAACTCTGCAGGGGGCAATCAACGGCGTTCTGGACAACAATTCTGGTTTTGAATTAGTTACAGAACTCGGAAAGAATCAGATTCTTGCCGTAGGTAGTGGGATTGAGCAGAACGGCAGTAAAGTCACTGAAAAGCTTAACTCAACAATTCAATCATCTGCGAAAGGCGCAGAAGAAACTGCGAAATCAAGCGGTAAAACCCTTGGAAGCAACATTGCAGAGGGATTACAGTCTGGAATTAACGGGAAGAAAGAAAGCACAAAGACTTCGATTCTTGACCTAATGAATAACAGCGTAAAAGCCCCTGCACAGGAAGCAGTAGACTCCCATTCTCCGTCCAGATGGTTCAAGCAGCTTGCAGAATACTGCGGTCAAGGATTCCAAAACGGATTAGAACCGGGCTTTTCTGCGTCGTTCACATGGCTTGGAAGAATCCGAACCAGAATCAGCAATTCCATTGGAAACCTGTATAATGTCGGTTGGAACTCTATTATTGGCTTAAATAATGGAATCGTAGGCGCGGCACAACAGCTTTATGCAAATGTGCAAAAAATCGCACAGAACATATCAAATACGTTCCGTAGAGTTCTTAAGATTCATAGCCCATCACAGGTAATGATGGAACTCGGCGGATTTACCGTTGAGGGATTCCGACTCGGTATGCAGAATATGCTTCCAAAAGTCGAATCCACCATCAATGATATAAGCGCCGAAGTGCAAAAAATTAATACACCAACCGCAGACATTATTACAAAGAGTGCGTCCTATCAGGAAGTAAAGAGCAGAATGTCAGTTGATACAGATGATTTTGTGGATGATATTCGAAAAGAAATCATGGCAATCAGCAGTAACACATTTGACAATAATCAGATGATTGGGCAAGCGGTCAAAAACGCCCTGAACGGTATGGCAATCTACGCAGACGGACATCTGATTGGATATCTGAAAGAAGAAAATCAGCAGTTCAGAAACCGTAATGGCTACGGAATATTTGAAGGGTAGGTGATAGAATGAGTGACTTTATTGCAGGAAGTAATTTCCAAGGTTATTTTTTAAAGTTCGGGAGCCAAGTTCTCCCGAACAAATTCTTAGCCTATAATGATTATTCCGCAACTCCGAATCAGCGAACAGAGATAGAAGCATACAGGGACTTGAATAATCTCTTACATAGGGACACAAGCCCGAATTTTAAGACAAAAATAGACTTCAATACGCGACCGATGTGGCTACCGGACAAGATTGAAATGCAGTCTGTTTTCAAATCAGGCTTAGTCAACAAAGCACAACGGAAGTACAAGGTTACATACTGGGACGACGAAGAAAACACCTACAAAACAGGTGTTTTTTATATGCCTGATATTGAATACAAGCCTATCAGAGTTGTAGGAAATAATATTTTGTACAATAAAATCAGAATTGCACTGATCGAATACTAACAACCAGAGTGCATGGGTGTCACAGCTCATGTGCTCTTTTATTTTATAGACGGGAGGATGATTATGGCAGATGCAGTATCTTTTGATAGCTTATTGAATACAACAACCGGAATGACCACTGTTGTCAACAATGTGAAACACGATGATGATGTAGTCAGTGTCACAGGCGTTGATTGGTTTACCTATGCGGGCAAGACTGCCAGTACCATATATGTTTCAGGAAACAATTTCATCGGATTCGGGCAGAAAGCTGAACAGCTCAAAATCTGGCGTAGGGATGGCGCAGTTTATTACATTTACCGTCAAGAGGGGACGCTCACATCAGGAAAAAGATTCCTTAAAATCAGAGTTGAGGGATATGTGTATTATTCAAACACATCTTCATCGTATGCACTGAAATACGAAGTATTCTTAATAGAGGGACAGACATTATTTATTAATGTTGTCCAGAGACCTACAAGCAGTTCATACACCGGCACATCGTCAATCACTGACGGAAAGACCACAACAAATCTGAATATTTCTGTATCTTCTGCGGTACCAATTTCGATTCTGGTAAAGAATGCAGGCGTATCACAGGCGGTTAGCTACGAGAAGTTTGTTGACAAAGTTCTTACCGGAATTACTGTAACAAAAATGCCTAGCAAGACGACATTTTATCAAGGAGAATTATTTGACAGTACGGGTCTTGAAGTGTCAAAAACATATAATGATGATACGTCAGAAGTCACCACTGATTATGAATTATCTGGCTTTGATAGCAGTTCCGCAGGCGCGAAGACTATAACCATCACTGCATCCGGCAAAACCACAACATTTGAGATTGCCGTCTTAGAAGCTTCTATTACTGCCATATCAGTAACGACTATGCCAACCAAGGTAAATTACCACATTGGAAAAGAATTTGATTCTACGGGCATTGTAGTTACTGCGACGACAAGTAATGGAAATACTATAGATGTTACAAAAGATTGCACGTATTCTGGCTTTGACAGCAGTTCCCCGAAACAATGCGGAATAACTGTCACTTACGGTAATTTCACTTGCACGTTTGAAGTTACTATTATGCAGCCAGAAAGAATCTCAAACATAGAAAGTACTTCTGGGATTTATTTCGTAGGTGATACTACAGAGGTAAAAGTTACAGCTATAACTGTTAAATACTCAGACGGTTCAGAAAGAATAGAAAGTGGTTATGTCGTTGAAAATAAAGTTCTTTCAGAATCCGGAACAATTCCTATTAGTGTCAAATATTTTAATGTAATAGGCGTAGTGAATGTTTCTGTGTACAGCTCACTTTTGCTTCATATTGGTTCGCCAAATTACGAGGATGTAACCGCTAATTTTGATCCTAGTACAAATACTTTAACCATATCTGGAACTGGAAAACTTACCGATAGTTTGTCGGATAATTTAGAGAACATAAATATCCCGAACAATTTATACACAAGATGTACAACTTTATTTTTTGAAGACGGCATCACAGAAGTAGTAGGCTCGTTTAGCGGCGATTTTAAGTCATTAGTAGATATTAATTTTCCAAATACAATCACATATATTGATACAGATAGTTTTCCTATATTTTTAGGAACAAGGCTTGAGATTCCAGCGTCAGTGAGCGCTATATACAGCGACGCTTTCAAGTCTTGCCCGAATTTAACGGAAATAATTTTCCATGAAGGTCTGGAAGAGATTGGAGAAGGTTCTTTTGAAGGATGTAATTCATTAAAGAATATTGTGTTTCCAGAGTCATTGTGGGCTTTGGATTATGCTTTTTCTGACATAACTCTTGATTATATAGAAATTGGAAGAAAAAACATAGCATTCGACGCTAATATAAGAGTTCCAGATTGCAAAAATTTAACCATTCGGGGCGGAGACATTGACCAAATATTTTATACAACCAGTTTAGAAAACATTACTTTGAAAAAGGATGTGGTTTTTTCAAGGACTCTTGTTTTTTCAAAATGTTCAGCATTAAAATCCGCAACTATTGAAAATGGTATTACAGTTATTCCAGCAGAATGTTTCAAAGATACTCAACTTGCAAACGTATCTATTCCTGCGAGCGTGACAAGCATTGGCGAAAACGCTTTCAAAACATCCGTGACAACAAATATCACATTAAATAAGAAAACTAATGAAATTTCTGGCTCGCCGTGGGGAGCAACAGGCACAATTACATGGTTAATTCTGGCAACTCGAATTGAAGTCTCCCATATGCCTACTAAAACTAGATATTTCGTAGGTGAACCATTTGACGCTACAGGTCTTGTGGTTACTGCGTATTACGCCGACAACACGTCCACACAGGCAACAGGATATACCTTATCAAGCCCGGATATGTCAGTATACGGAAATAAAACTGTAACGGTTACATTCGATGAAAAGACCGTAGATTTCAGTATTCTTGTAGTAGACGTTTCTGGAATTGAAGTAAAAACCATGCCTGCAAAAATCGAATATCCAAAAGGAGATGTATTCGACACAACTGGATTGTCAATCCTTGTTAAATACACTGACGGAACATCAGAAACAAAAACAACTGGATTTGAAGTATCTGGATTTGATAGTTCTTCTGTTGGCGAAAAGACAATCACAGTAACCTATAAAACCCATACCGCCACTTTCAAAGTAACCGTATACGACCTTTCAGGAATCCGAATCACAAGTTTTCCGTCCAAGGTTTACTATAAAATCGGAGAATCGTTCGACCCAACCGGGTTAACTGTAGCAGCAGTAAGACAGGACGGAACCGAGAAAGAAATCACAGATTATGACATATCTGGTTTCGATAGCTCCGCCGCAGGTTCCAAGACTATCACGGTTTCTTATAATGTCACAGTCAACGGAGTTTCTAAATTTATCGGCTCTGATAGCTTTCAAATCAAAGTCACAAACGATGGAAAGAACCCATTTGACGATAGCTCAAGTGGTGACTCTGGCGGCGGTTCCGGTGATGTTGAAGAAGAAAAAACCGAACCAATAAAAGTAACAGTACACTGGATTAATGGCGAATTTGCCGACCTTACAAACGAAAATATCGACCAGAATACGCTTACTTTGCAGGAGTCTATTTGTTCTGAAAGCTATTTTATTTTCGGGGGTTGCGTCTGCAATCAGATAACATTTCAGGCTCATCACGATCAGTTCAATGGCACTTCGGAAGAATTTTATCCCTCTGGAAAAATCGAGGTTTACATTGAAAGAAAAGGAACAAAAATCAAAATTTTCACAGGTGAAATCGACAGTGCAGAGCGAAAAGCAAACTCCCTGACACGTAATTTTGTAGCTTATGATTACCTGTATAAATTACGAAATACTGACATTGCGAGGTGGTATAAAAACCAGACGACTGATAAGAAGAAAAAGCTGACCCAAAAGCAATTCAGGGATAAATTATTTGAGTTTTTAGGGATTGAACAGGTCAGTACAAAGTTACATTGGGACGACACCTATGTCCCTGATACGAATAACTCAAGCGAGATGAACGTAGTAAATATTCTGAAAGATTTATGCTTGCAGAATGACCGTTTTGGATGGATGAACAGGGACGGCAAGTTTGAGTATCTGAAACTTCGCCAGAACAGTTACAGATACGGGCAGACTACCGATAATCAGAACATTTATAAATATTATAACAACGAAGAAATACATCTTGATACGTTCAAAAGTTTTAACGCAAAAGAGGGCAGAATCTGGTTCCCAAATGTTATATTTTGTGACCCCGACCCGAATAGAGCTTTTGGATTTACGCAGGGCGATTACACAGCACAGGAAGCATATGACAATAATGTCTATTACAACAGAAACAGCTTCTTTGTAGGAAATGAAGACTGGTTAAATTACGTTTGGGATGCAGATGAATATGGCGGTATTTCAAGGGCTGAACCGATTATGAAAATCTGCTATGGCGTATTCGTAAATCAAGATTTACGGAAATATTACCGTGCGCAGGGATATACCGCCGATGTTCAGGGAAACCCACTGAACATGGTTGGACAGGCAGTCGAACTCTACTATAAGAAGCAGATTCAGCACGACGATCAGGAGCCTACAGAACTGCAATGGTACGTTCATTCATACATCATGAGCAGGACACTCAAAATCGGCGCTACAGACATGATTGACACCTATTCTGCCAATAATGCACCGTTCAACAGCAATAGCCGACAACTTGGAAAAGACACGCCTGAGATATCCGCAACTGTCAACCGCACCCGATCAGAAATGCCGACAATCAGTTATGCAGAATTTACGGACGGTTCGGATTCTGAATTTTCACCGGCAATGATTGATGATTTTACGGACGGTTCTGGCAATTCTGGTAGTACTTCCGGGCAATTAAAAAAGGCACAATTAAGGTGCATAAAGCGAATCAAGAAAGCTGATTACGACGCTCTTGTAGCCGCAGGAACTGACCGAGCAGATACGTTGTATTTCACTTACGAGGAGGACTGATTGAATGAAATATCGGGCATTTGCAAACGGGCAGGAGATTACAGATTTCCCTATTTCAGGCACTGACACAAATGCTATATATGGTGGCGATACACTATTGTGGAAAAAAGTAAAGAAAGGGCTTTTTGACAAAAGCCTATATATGAAACTTGCGTATGACCATACATCAGGGTTAAGCACTGGTTCTAACCCATATTTTAAGTACGACGAAGTAGGATTTTATTTTCCGTATATGGAAGACTATATCACTTTGCAATATTATAAACCTGACGAAATAGAAAAAGTTGCGTTCACTTATTATGATAAAAAGGAAACAGATTCTAGTGGAAAGTCTGTTTATTATAGGCTTTTCAACGTGGGATGCAAAGTGAAAGAAGTAGACCCTAATAAACGTTTATATATAGCTGAATATCATGCCTACAAAGGACAATATGTGCATAGTTCGCAAATTAACATACAGGATTCACCATTACCTGTCAGCCAGCAAAATAAGAACACATTGATAATAGACAGTGACAATATATATTCTATTGATGGAATATATGATTGGATGACATGGGATGATGGGCATGGTTCATGGGGACCTATATACGGTGATGAATGGGCGCAACGAGCAAAAGAAACAGGTGTTACAAACGGAGCATATTTAGCGGAAAATCTTACTGCCATGAAAGAATATTTGTGTTCTTAAAAGCACTAAATTCCATTGTAAAATCGCCCCAAATATGTTATAATAAAACCGTAAAAATTTGCATCTGATTCTTAAAAGAATCCAGAGCCGAGCGGAACGAGTCAAGCCAAAATGGGCTCAATCCATCGGCTCTTTTTGCTTATTTTAATGTTAATTTTTGCAAATAAGAACCCCAGAATCGCAAATAAGAGCGCATTTTTCTTTAAAATCAAAATAAGTCCTTATTCACCGAAATAGCCTCAAAATCTCAGTCCCGAACGTACTAAAATGTAACTATATTGAAAATAAAAAATGAATAATTTGTAAACGTAAATTTTATTTGTTTTCAGAATAAATCAATCATCTGAGAAAATAATAAAATTCAGAAATAAGTATTCTGTCAACGAGCAATTTTCGTTTACATAATATCTCAATGTAACGTTACAATAACGTTACCAGTAACGCAATGTAACGCAATAGAATAAGAATAAGAAATAGAATAAGAATATAATTAATATATATACGAGATATATATTAATCGTCGAATAAGCGCTATTCGACCATGACATTCTTAGTTCGTTTCAGCCCAAAGCAAACCATTTCCATTAGTAACCTTGTATTTGACTCATATAGCGATTTTATGTGCGATTCGATAAAATCCTCGAATAACATATAAAAATTGATTTTAGGGGCAAATACGGAGCTTACAAGGTGTGTTTAACAGAAAGGAGCAACGTGATATGACAAACGAACAGAAAACAGTTCTCAGGAAGATTATTTATGCAGTCGAAACCGGTGGACAGGTTTACGGACAACAGGATTATTCGGACTTCACAGAAGCCTATGAGAACAATTCAGATGAACACGCAATCACAATTGGAGCAGGAGCGTGGTACGGAACCGAAGCTAAAACACTTCTGGAACGAATTTACGATGCCGACCCGGAACAGTGGGAGAAGATAGACAAGGTCAGACTTCTGGAACAGGTCCAGACCGCAAACTGGGAATGCTTTAACATTTCAAGAGTGTCGCAGCTTGCCGACACTATAGTTGCCCTTATTTCCTCCGATTTGGGTATTAAATGCCAAGATAACCTTATGGATGAACAATTAGCCACCTATGCAGACGAAGCCTTTGAACAGGGCGTTACGAACGCTAGAGCGCAAGCTATGTGTGTGAACTTTAGACACCAAGGCGGACAGGGAGCAGTAACGAGGATTCTGGCAAAGACCCAGAAACCATATACGCTCGATAATCTCTATGCAGCCTGTCAGACGGACACAGGGAACCAAGTCGGGGCATATAAGGATAGACAAAGATTTGTTTATAACACATTAAAAACATATTTTCCAGAAAGTGAGGAGACAGACATGAACGCAATTGATAAATTAATCCAGATCGCAAAGAATGAAACCGGATATCTTGAAAAGGCAAGCAATAGTCAGCTTGATAACAAAACAGCAAATGCAGGATCCGCAAATTATACAAAATATTGGCGAGATATTAAACCGGATTATCAAGGACAGCCATGGTGCGCTGCATTCGTTTCGTGGTGCATGATGAAAGCATTCGGCTTAGACACAGCAAAGAAACTTTTGAAACACTGGCCATACGTTTACTGCCCGACAATGGCAGATTTGTTTACTTTGAACAGCAATCCAAAAGTTGGAGATATTGTTATTTTCTACAGAAACGGAGAATTTACGCATACTGGAATCGTAATAAAAGTGTCAGGAGATCGGTTCTGGACAGTCGAAGGAAACACTTCTGGTAGCTCTACAATTATCGCAAATGGTGGTGGTGTATGCCAGAAAAGTTACTACAACAGTAATCTTCCGGGGACAAAATTCTGCACTCCAAATTACAGTTTAGTTAAAAATACAACGTCAGTTTCAGACTCAGATACAGCCAAAAAACAGAACACTAGAGCCTACATTGCGCAGATTAAAAAGGGCACAAAATGTTATACAAAATCAAACAAAAACAGCCCGTCAAAGATGTTTCCAAAACTGAAAAAAGGTGCAGTTGTAGAGGTGATGAAGTACACAGAAACCGACAGTTCAGGGTTGAAATGGTACTTCATCCGCATCCCTTATCCGAACGATGATGGGTTCGTTTTTGAATTTATTCCAAAAGGAACATTCACTAGAATTACAGATATTTCTAAATGACAGTTGTAATATGACTTTTATAATGCTATAATAAATATGTTCGATATAGTAGTTCGTATTGCAAAACCCTTTTATTTTTAAGTGTGACATTAAAAATGACCGCCAATTACTCCTTCCCGGGTTGGCGGTCATTTTCGCTGTCAGCTTATGTAATTTTCATATTTTTCTTTGATTTCTTTTGCCCCATTCTGTCTTATCTGGACAACATCCCCAGAATCCATGATGAAATTATCTCCTGCCGACTGGATGTGATCCATGTTCACCAGATAACTCTGATGGCAGCGCAAGAATCGCTTATCAGACAGCTTTTCTTCCAGATCGTTCAGCTTGCAAGTAGTCACAAAACATCGGTTATTTGTAGCGAAAATATGGCAAACTCTTGCCTGACTCTCGACGTACTCAATTTCATCGTATTTGAGCCGGTTTATCTGCCTGTGGAATTTGAACGTCAATGTTTCATCCCTCATCTGCGACAGGACCTCGTCAATAGCCCGGTATATTCTGCCATATTCCTTGCCCTTGACCGCATACTGCATAGCGCCGACGTCAAATGCTTCTTGTAGATGAGAGTCGTCGGCTGTCCAGAAGATAATCTTTCCATCATATCCAATATCCCGGAGCCGGTTCGCAATCTCCAAACCGTTCTCATTTTCCAGAATCATATCCAGTACAATTACATCGTACCATTTACCCTCTTTCACATCTTCAACAAGCGGATAACCTGCTGAATACTCGCTGATTTCATAGCGATAATCTCCTTTGCGCCGTAAGAATCCCGATACGCACTCTTTAAACAAGTCAACTTCAAGCTGGTTATCGTCACATATGGCTATTCTCATATGCGCACCCTCCTTTCGTAGTCTCAATTTGTCAAAATACGCCATGATTTTGACAGTACACACATTTTTCTTCTTGCTTGTGGTATTATTGTCCCACAAACAAAGTGTAGCACTTGAAATTGTTAGTGTAAAGCATTAAAGTTTGACATAATTCGAAAAATATGGTTTCTGTGTCCGGGAGGATGTGTGGATAGAGAGACTGCCTGCGAGAACGACAGGCAAAAGAAAGAGGGGCGGCTGCCCCTCTTGTTTATTTCGCTAAATATAAAACTGAAACAGTATCTATTTTTACGCACATTCCATTCTCTAACGGTAGATTCCCAATTTCACTGGAATATAAAGAATTAATGCTTTCTAAGTCAGAACCAAGACTTTCTTTATATTTTTTTGAAGCAACATGGTATTCTTCTGAATGTTCGTAATCATCATTCTTATAATCATCGTAGCTGTCATATACGCTGATAATTCCTGCTCCGTCGGTTATTGAAAAGGTGTACTTTCCGGCAGGAATATCTTCGCCAATAATATAAACACCTGGATTTAGCCTGCCGGTATCATCAAGAGAATCGTTTTCCTGAGAATTAGAATTTTCACTTTCCACGTCTTTTAAAATAGCTTCTTTTAATTTAGTTCCGTCTGAAAGACGCGTGATTGATAGCGAATCATCCCAAATTGAGCAAGCCAGAGTATCATTTTTGAAATTCCAAACGTTTGTTAGAACTACTCCATCATAACCACCCTTATAGAAATCATCAGTAACATAATCATAATCATACCAATCCTGCTGAGATGCTTCCGACAATACACCGGAAACCTTTGAAGCAAATGTGCCAACTTCATCATCTGGCACGTTCTCACTTATAACGACGCTTAGATGCAAGGATTTAGTGTTTTGGTCAATCACACACTCAGATGCTTCGACAAACCCATCTTCACCATTGATCTTATTAAGCATTTCATTAATGTTGTCAAAGGAAGTAGCACTGGCATTGACAGGAGAAATGCATAAAAAAGCACACATCGTCATAATTCCACAAACTCTCTTTTTCATAAAATCCTCTTTTCTGCTAAAGAAATCTCATATACTGCACTGCAATAAAAACTACTTCAATGATTCCGACAATAATTCCGAACCATGAGCCAATATGTCTATATTCCTCTTTCTTTGTGCCAATATCTACTAATCCTACAATTGCTCCTGCCAGAGCCAGAGGAAACGACAGGATAATTGGCAACGGAAGAATGAATGCCACACCTGCCAGAATACAGGAAATGACGCTCAGGGTTGAATCTTTCTTCTTTTCACCTTTGCTCATACAATCCCCTCCCTTGTTAAAATTTTACAATATTATACCACCTCATGCAAACTATGCATAGTAAAATATCAAAAAAGTAGATTATTTTTGCAGAAAAACTCCCTGATTTTGCACTTCCCAGAAAAATTACACAAGTGTGTGCTATAATGCGTGATATATTTTTAGAAAGAGTTGGTAGTAATGGAGAAGAACAGATACAGGATAGTCGTATTCATCCTGATATTTTACGAAATATTCTGTGCGGTGCATATACCGTCACATGATATAGCAGAACGCCACCGCAGAGATGTGCAGATTACAAAAGAAGCTGCGAAACAAATTTATTCCGCCCAGATGCAGGAGTTGAGCGAGATCAAGGAAATTTGCAATGTCGGATGCTGTATTCACGAAAGCACAATTTGCTTTGAGATTACGAAGTTTGCCTACGAAATAACAAAAGCCCATGTGTATATTTGGCAGTTGCCAAGGGGAAATATCGGTGGTATAATGATGAAAACGAACTGATGTTCGGTTCTGTTTTCCACAAGCCGAGCATATACTTTAATGTAGACGGTAGTTTGCAGACAAGGAGGGTTATTTATGGATTATAAGAAAGAGATTATAAAAATGATAGATGAAATTGAAAGTCAAAAGATTTTGCGTTATATTTATCTTATGCTACTCGACATTCCGAAACGATATTGGAGGTGAAATAATGCTTTTTAAAAGAAAGAAAAAAGCAAAACCTTACCGCATAGATACATCGCAGAAAGGCTTTGAGTATGTTGGTATTAAATTGACAGATCAACAATTTAAAGACGTATGTGACTTGAATTTGTTGTGGTCTGATGAAAGAAAAGATATTCCTGCATTTAATATGCTTATTCTTATGAAAGCACTAGGATTATTGCCACCCGAAATGGTGTGTGATAGCAGAAGCAACGACACCGATAATAATTCCAGTTCCAATATCTACGAGACGTTGGAACGTAAATTTGGTAAAATTATAAGATAATTTTATCGCAAATCGTTTGGCTTTTTCGGATTTTGATGGATATGCTTTATGATATTCGGCAATTCCCAAATCTGTGATGTGTATATCGTAAGTAGAAGTCTGAATTGTATAATGTTTGGAATTTAATGAATCGAGTAATGATATTAGCGAAAAATCATCACAGCCCAGTTTGTCACGAACACTTATAAGCATAGCATTATGTTCTTCATTCATACATTCAATAATTGCTTTTAATACAGTTGCCTCTGATAACATAGCGCACCTCACTCGCTCAAAAGATTAATTAATTCAACAACGTGTTTCTTTTTGGCATCGGACAGCCCGAAGTATTTCTTTAATGCATCGGACAGTTCGGTGTCTTTTCTTATTTGCGCAATCAGATGCACAGATTCATCGGAAAAATCTTGTTCTGGCTCTTTCCCCGTCATCAGATAATCTGTAGATACGTGGAAGAAATCTGCGATTTTTCGCAAATTTTCAGCATTAGGAGTACTTTTATCCAGTTTGCTTGCGTATCCCTTTGCGAAACCACATTCAGTTTCTAACGTATTTAATGAAATTTTCTGTTCTTTACAAAGTATTTTAACTCTTTCTCGTAATGTCATTTTTTTGTTTCCTTTCAGTTCTGAAAAAAAGGCAAAAAATAATACTTGACATTCTGAAAATATCGCTTATAATGTAACTATCGGCACTGAAAATATCGCAACAAAATAAGGACATAACGAATGCCCGAGTTTATTTTTTATGATTTTGTGTGGTAGCTTGATTATAGAATATATTCAGAGGTATGTCAATAATGTTGTGATATTTTCAGTAAAAATATGAAAGGAGGTATCGAATGATGATTTACGACAGGGTGAAAGCCTTGGCAAAAAAGCGAAATGTTTCAATTCGCAAAATCGAAATAGATTGCGGATTTTCGCAAGGTAGTGTTTGCAAATGGAATGAAGTTTCCCCATCTGCCGAAAAAGTGAAAAAGGTCGCTGATTATTTAAAAACTTCGGTAGATGAAATTTTGAAATCCGATTAACAAGAAAAGGAGATATATGAACGAATTACAGATTTTTAATTCAGAAGAGTTCGGAGATATCCGAACAATAACTATTGATAATGAACCTTGGTTTGTCGGAATTGACGTAGCGAAATCATTAGGATACGCAAATCCTAAGAACGCAGTTCCTAAACATGTCAGTGAAGAAGATAAGCTGAGTACCCAAATTGAGTACGCAGGTCAGAGACGCGAAGTAACGATTATCAACGAATCCGGCCTCTACTCTCTCATCTTCGGGAGCAAACTTGAATCAGCTAAGAGATTCAAACGCTGGGTAACAAGCGAAGTTCTTCCGGCAATCCGTAAGACAGGTTCATACCAGAAACCAATGACCGTAGCAGAACAGATTCAGTTGCTGGCTCAGGGCAATCAAGACCATGAGGAGCGAATCGAGAAACTTGAGAACACAATGACCATCGACTACGGACAGCAGAAATATCTTGGAGATTTAGTTTCCAGAGTAGTAATCGAAGTGCTAGGTGGCAAGAAATCCAATGCTTACGACGAGATCGGGAAGAAAGTATTTGCAGAATGCAACCGGGATGTCAAAACTTACTTTGATGTAAATGCCCGGAATAACATTCCAAAACTGAGGTATCAGGAAGCAGTTGAATATATCAAGGAATGGACGCCATGTGCAAATACAAAGATTATGATTCGAGACTGCAATGCACAGATAAGAATGTAGGAAGCGAAAAGTGAAAAAAACAGTTTTCTACATCCCGAAAGGATTTAGAGAATATCGGCATTCACATTACCGAAGAACAGTATTCAGATCTATGCGAGATTAACTTATTCATGAAAGGAATGCCAGATATTACAGTTTACAACATCCTGCTGGTGCTCAAAACGCTTGGATTAATTCCAACCAAAGTGCCAGATCAGGAAAGCAATAAGGAGCGCAATGGCAATCTCGACGAACGTATTAAAAGCGGATTTGAGAGAAAGTTTGGAAAAATTGAAAAGTGATTTCTTTGAGGAGACACAGAATAAAACTCAATATCATATCGGAGGGATATAAAAATGGCAAAAGCATTAATCCTGTCAGCTCTGATCGGCGGTATGTCACCGTACTTGCCGTTCTGGAGATTTGACAGCGTATCACAGCCGGTTGCAGTAGCAATCGTAATATTCGCATTATCATTCGTGGCTATTTACCCGGATGAAATTAAAAGAATCGGAGGAAAAGAAAAATGATTGAAACAAAAATGGGAGAAATCACACTTAAAGGCAGTAAAGCAGAATTAATAGCTGACTTAGCTGTTGTCATTCGAGGAATCAAGGAAACCATTATGGAAAATGGCAAAGAAACAGAGGAATCTGTGAAGCAGGAGATTAACGAAGCGGTCAAAATCGGACTGATGAACGAAGAAGAATTTAAAACTATTCAAAAAGAAAAAATCAAAGAAGTTGTAAAAACATTATTTGATGATTTGCTTGGAGGGCTTTTCGATGAAGATAAATGAATTTGATAAGACCGTAGATGAGCTGTACCAGTTGTGCAGGAGAGTTCAGAAAGAAACCGGCAGAACGGTAGCATTTCATTTTGCAAACTACAAGATCGGATGCAGCTTGCACATCAACATATATAAGAAAGAATCATTAAGAGAGTTTGATATGTACAGCATTGTAGAGGGCGGTTGCCAGCAGGGAGAAAATGTGAAGAAAGTAACTGACCATTTGAACAAAATTTTGATGGACAACAAATGCCCGTATTGTGAGGAGGATTGCGATGGAGAAAGAAAATAAGATGGATTTCAGAGCAGAGACCGTAGCCGAGGAGTATGCAGAGCTGGTAGGCAGATTAAAGGCATTTGAAGCGTACCTGAACACAACCGAAGCAAATACGTATTTAAAGAAAGAGGTTTGTGCAGCTATACTCGGACTGAATTTGGAGGACAAGGAAAAATGAAATGCTATAAGGGATTTGACAAAGACTTAAAATGCCGTGATTTTCAGTATGAAATCGGAAAGAAGTATGAAGAAGAAAGAGCCGAGATTTGTGATACGGGATTTCATGCTTGTGAGAATCCGTTGGATGTATTTGGATATTATGCACCGGCTGATTCCAGATATTGCGAAGTCGAGCTGGATGCAAACGATCAGAAATCTGACGACAGCAAGAGAGTAGGAAAGAAGATTTCGATTAAAGCAGAAATCGGAATTGCCGGAATTGTTAAAGCCGGTCTGGAGTACATTAAAGATCAGGTTAACTGGGACGATGATAAAAAGTCCAACACCGGAGACTGGTCAGCGGCAACCAACACCGGAGACCAGTCAGCGGCAACCAACACCGGAGACTGGTCAGCGGCAACCAACACCGGAAACCGGTCAGCGGCAACCAACACCGGAGACTGGTCAGCGGCAACCAACACCGGAAACCGGTCAGCAGCAACCGTAGAAGGAAAAGAGAGCGTTGCAATGGCAATTGGATGCAATTCCAAAGCAAAAGGGTCTATCGGATGCTTTATTGTACTTGCTGAATGGAAGGAATTTGAAGACGGAACATACCATATTGCAGATGTGAAGTCTGCGAAAGTAGACGGAGTAAAGATAAAACCTGATACATTTTATAAACTTGTAAATGGAGAATTTATTGCAGAAGAGTAAAGGTTTGGCTCCACAGGTACCGACATACCACATGGAGCCGCGTATCTAACTTAATCTGGCTAAGTTAAATACAGGACAAGTATAACACACCTTCCTGTATTTATCAAATAAATAATTAGGAGGGCATTTTTATGTCAAAAACACACACATCCAACGAACAGAAACCACTTGCAAGCGAGATTATTTGTGATCTGGAAGCGGAAAACGCAAAACTCGAAGCAAGAAACAAGAAGCTCAGTAACATTGTTTTGAAGCAGGCAGCAGTTCTTGTGGAGACATTATTGCTGTTGAATGAAGAAGGTGATTTAGGAAATGAAGATGCGAGATGAGAACCAAGTGCTTTTATCAGGTGACATTCCGGCGGGGTTCGTATTCTCACATGAAGAATACGGTGGAACCAAGATGTACGAGGGAAGAATGACAATATTTAGAAAGAGTACATCCTATGACATTCTTCCGATTATTGTGCCGGAGCATATGATTTCAAGGGAAACAGAGCTGATTGCCAGTGTATATGGTGAAATGCGAAGTCGAACAGTCCGGGAAGATGGTAAGAAAAGCCTTGTAGCATATGTAAGAGCAATGGACATTCAGTACCTTGAAAGACTGGAAGAACACGATGCAAACGAAGTTTATCTGACTGGATATCTGATTAAAAAGCCAACAATAAAGATGATTGGCACAAAAAACGACAGGAAGCTGGCAAGAATACTTCTAGCGGTAAACAGAAAGAAGAAAGACGGATATACCAGATCAGATGCCATCAGTTGTTTATGCTGGGAGGAAAACGCAGATGCCGTAGAGAATCTGAAAAAGGGAGCAAAAATCAAACTCCGCGGAAGATTCCAAAGCCGGGAACTGTGGTCTGATCAGAGTCAATCATGGGTAACAGCGTTGGAAGTATCAGTAAAAAGATTAGAGGTTTTGTAGTATGAGAAAAATCGAAGTAAGAGAAATTAGATTGACCGATTTTAAAGGTCAGCAGGAGAAGAAAGTAGAGTTCGGTCACAGAACAATCGTTTCCGGGAAGAACGGATGCGGGAAAACCACACTGGCAGACGCTCATATGTGGGAGTTTTGCGACAAAGATTACAGTTTAAAGAGCAATCCAGATATCAGACCCGATGATGGCAGAGAATGCCTGCCAAGAGTTGACATTGACCTTGTAATTGATGGGAAGCCGGTAAGCGTAGCAAAGTTCCAGAAACGCACAGAAAGCAAGTCAAAGGACGGAAAGCCGGGAAAGGTTGCATTATCCAATAAATATGAAATCAATGGCGTTCCAAAAGCCGAAAGAGATTTTAAAGCTGATCTGAAAGAGCGAGGGTTTGACTTTGATAATTTCCTTATGCTGTCTCACATGGAAATCTTCACAGACCTGAAAGATGCAGACGCCAGAAAGATTCTGTTTTCCATGTCAGACGGTGCCGGAAAATCGGATTTAGAGATTGCCAAGACAGTTCCAGGCTGTGCTGAGTTAGTACCGCTTCTGGAAACCTACAAGGCAGACGAAGTCAAAGCCATGAACAGCGCAACGCTGAAAAAGGCAGAGGAACAGTTGAAAGCCATTCCAAACCAGATTATCGGCATGGAGCAGTCGAAAGTTGATGCTGATACCGCTGAATTGGAATTGCAGAAGAATGCCTTGCAGGAACAGATTTCTGACCTTGAAACGCAGATTGCACAGTCAGGAAACGAGCGTAGCAGCAAACTCAGAGCAGAACTTTCAGATTTAGGTGTTAGAAAATATTCTTTCGAGTCAAAAGCACATGAAGAAATCTCGACAAGGAAAACTGCAATTCAAATTAAAATCAATGAGTTGCGGACAGAAAGAAATCTGAAAGCAGCCGAATTAAACAGGGAGACTTCTGCTTTGGTAATTCTGAGAGCGCAGAAGAAAGAACTTCTCGAAAAGTTACAGAACGCCAGAACACAGTATCCCAAAATCAAAGATACAGAATGGGACAACACAGCTCTGGACAACATTGAATCTGAGACATTCAAGGATGCAGAGACCATTTGCCCGACTTGCGGTCAGAATCTTCCGCCAGAGCAGATTGAGCAGTTAAAGAGCAGATTTGAACAGAAAAAGCAGGAAAGAATCAATCAGCAGTTAAAGGCTAAGGAAGAATGGGAACAGGACAAGAAACGCAAAATTGATGAAGTTATTCAGGTTGGAAACAAAGCGTCTGCCGATATGAAAGAAGCGCATAAGCAAGAAGAAACCCTCACATCTGAGATTTCCAAACTGACAGATGAATTAGAACAGATCAAAACTTCTCTGGACGCAGAAAACAAGAATCTGGAAGCCATACCGAAAGAACCAGACTTCTCAGGAAATGCCGAATATCAGCAGATTCTTGCATCAATCAAAGAGAAACAGCAGGAGCTTAATTCTCTGGACGATGGCGAAGAAACGAAGAAACAGCTTTCAGAGCAGTTATCTGGCAAGAAGCAGGAACTGGCAGTAGTCAACCAGAAAATCGGAGAAGCCAACAACAATGTCAGAATTGACGAACAGATCGAGAAGCTTCAGGAAAGTCAGAAACAGTACGGACAGAGCAAGGCTGATGCACAGATGATTCTGGACGAGCTGAAATCACTGAGTATGGCGAAGAATACAACCCTTGAAGATTCGGTAAACCAGTATTTTGACGGGGTTAAAGTGAAACTATTCGATACGCAGAAGAATGGCGAAGTAGTAGACGCTTGCATCTGGTACGTGCAGGACAAGGACGGCAACTGGAAGAAACTGGTCGGGAATGCCAATACAGCCCTGATGATGAAAGGAAAAATTGCCATCATGGACGGTTTGCAGAAGTTTTACGATGTAAGTTATCCGATATTCGTAGACTGTGCGGCAGAACTGGATAATAGCAGTCTGGCAGGAATTAAGGCAGATGCACAGTTGATATTCTTGAAAGCTGCTGAGGGAGATATGACGGTAACGGAGATTTGAGAAAAGCGGAACAGCTAGGAACTTGTTTGGCGACAGCCTAGCTGATCCACACAAAATATAGAGCAAACTATATTTGCTAATAGCATAACAGATAATTTTAGCTTAATCAAGCTACAGGTGATTTTGCACCTGCAAAGTGAGGAACGTGTTCACTCACTAGAATCCATGCAAATTTAATATTTGAGGTTTGACAGACCTATGAATTTACATGGGTACAAAAATGCCATTCTTTTTTATCGCTAAACTCCGGTGGTTTGAAATCTCACAAAATTGCACAGGTACGGAACGATGCAATCACGCAAATAGCGTGTTAGCAAATATATAAAAAATAAAGAAAAGGAGAATTGTTATGGCAAATAAAACACAGTTAGCAACAGCAGGAGAACAGCAGGCGGCAATCGTAATCAACAACTCATTCATTGATGGATTGGTTAAGCAGCTTGAAGAAAAATGCAAATACGGTCTTTCATTCCCAAAAGACTACAACCTCAGCAATGCACTCATGGGGGCATATCTGACTCTGAAAGAAACAAAAGACAGAAATAATAAGCCGGTTCTGGAATCTTGTACACCCACAAGCATTGCAAATAGCCTTATGAACATGGCAACACTTGGACTTTCAGTTCAGAAAAAACAGGGTTATTTCATTGCCTATTCCGGTCAGTGCCAGTTCCAGAGGTCTTACTTCGGAAACATTACAATCGCCAGAAGATATGGTATGAAAGATATCCATGCCGAGATCATCTACGATGGTGATAAGTTCAAATATCATATCGAAGATGGAAACAAGGTTCTGGATTCTCATGGACAGGATTTTATGAATATTGATAACGATAAGATTCTTGGGGCATATGCAGTGGTTCTGATGGAAGATGGAACAAAACATCTGGAAGTAATGAACATAAAGCAGATCAAACAGTCTTGGTCACAGGGATATGGTTACAAGGAAAACGGCAATGGAACACACCAGAAATTCACTGACCAGATGGCAAAGAAAACAGTTATCAATCGTGCATTAAAGCAGATTATCAATAGTCATGGTGATATTTTTATTCAGGAAGTCGAGGAAGCTACAGAAGAAATTCCAAAGCAGGACATTATTGAACATGAAGTCGCTTATGAAATCGAGCAGAACGCCAATGCAGAAGAATTTATCCTAGACGAACCGGCAGCAATCGAAGAACAACCCAAACAGCCGACAGTCGTAGAAGTCGTAAAGACTGCCGAGAAAGAACCAATTCCGGCAGCAGACAAACAGGAAACAGAGATTCCAGATTTTATGAAGCCAGAAGAGATGTGATCGCATATGATGCACTTCGACTGCATCAATTTTGATTGGTGCGACTGCGGTAAGTTCGGTCACGGTATGGCTCAGATCGGGCGGTGCGAAAACTGCCCGTACTATGAGCCGGCAAAAGACTTTTTCGAAAAACGAGGTGAGAACTATGAGGATTATATCTCAGAACGGGGAAATCAATCTCCCATATGACCTGACAGCTATTATTGTGTCTGAAAATCATATTCAGGCGGTGTTTTCGGGCGATACGCGGAAAATCCCGTATTTGATGGCAAGCTATTCATCAAAGAAGAATTGCGTAGATGTAATGTCAATGCTGAATGATGTAAGCCTTGGAATACATGTTAAAAGCCTTGCGGGAGATGTTACTAAAATTGGAATGAATGAAGTTATATTTAGATTTCCGGAGGATTACGAGGTATGAAGAGAGTAGACAGCAAGAAAGACTGGGAACAGATAATAACCATTGAACTTCCGTTGAAGCAACTCAAATTAATACGAGATAGTATGTGCAAAGTAAGCTATTCAGAGTTAGAAAGCATAAACGGAAATGATATCCCATATACCTATTCCGATTTAGAGAAAACCATAGACGAAGCTGATGCTATCTTAGAAGCATAAATGCAATGTAAAGAAAGCGAGGTGATACAAATTGTTCATGCGAGTAATAAACACAGGCAGTCAACCCGGAAACTGCTATGCGCTTAAATCCGAATCTGGCGAAATCTTACTTTTGGATTGTGGATGCAGATATTCAGAGATTCTAAAAGGAATTTCATACAGGATATCAGAAGTTTCGGGTTGCCTACTGACGCACGGACACGGAGATCACCTGAAATCGTTTCAGAATCTAATGCAGTCCGGCATTAAAATTTACACTAATGACGAGACTGTTGAGAGTGTAAACACAACCTCTGGTGAGCTGATGATCGGCTTACCAGAAAAGAAATCGAAGGACATAGGTTCGTTCCGGGCAACGCCTTTCTACGTCCCGCACGACAAGACGCCAAACTTTGCATATCTGATATCTCACGAAGAATGCGGACGGATAATATATGCGACAGACTTCTCATATTTGTCGTTCACATTCAAGAACATGAGAATAAATCACTTCCTTATAGAATGTAATCATCTTGATGAATCGCCGGAGCAGGATTCATTTAAGTTTGAACACTCCATCCGGGGGCACAGCAGTTTATCTACTGTAAAAGAGATTATCCGAGTGAACAAGACCGCTTCACTCAGGACTATAACGCTGTGTCACCTGTCAGAGGAATGGGGAGACCCGGAAGTGATGCAGAAAGAGATACAGGACGTTGCCGGTGATGATGTTCTGGTGCAAATCGCAAGACCGGGATTGGAAGTCGACTTGAACTTATGCCCGTTTTGAAAGGAGAAGAAATGGAAATTGATAAATCAAAATTAAAGTTGGGAATTTGGTATGAGGATGAAAACGGAAATTTAATTAAGCCAGAAGATGATTTGGCATGTGAAGCACCAGAAGGAGCGAGAACGTACCATTCCTGCTTTCCGTTACAAATAACAGAACACGTTTATGTAGTGCATGGCAAAGCTGAGAAAGAAGCGTGCAAGCACAAACGGAAATATTGGAAAAAGGATACAGGTCTGATAAGGGGATTAAAAGGCCATATATGCACTAATTGTGGGTGTAGCCAAACAAGAAAGTGGTGGCAGCCATGGGGAAGAAAATGGGATTACGGAACGGATACTACACCACTTATTGACTTTCATACAAGTATTGGAGGTGGAAATCAAGATGTCATAATGGCAATGGTAAACAGCGGAGATTATACATTACAGGAAGCACTTGTTGTTTTTTCTACGGCCTGCGAAAGATGTATGAATGTGCTTGCATACAAGTATTTGAACGGAGCAGATGGGTACGAAGAATATTCAGATGAGTGGAAAAAATGCAATACTGAATGCGATTTTTGCAAGAATAGTTAAATTGAAATTTACGAACCATACAGGGAGGAAACAAAATGAAACAGTGGACAGAAGAAGAACTTATTAACGATGGAAACAGATTAAGAAATGCTGAAATTACAAATGTATCATTGAATTTTAAAGATCACGGAGTACTTACCCTTGACCTCACTCTTTCTGGCGGTGGCTGGGGCGTTGTATTCGGAGGATATGTTTTAGGACATGGTTACCTTGGCTCGGAAAACTTTAAAGGTTCAAAGGCAGGGCTTGAAGCGATTATGAGAATCATGGACGTTGTTGGCGTAGATGATCTGATAGAAATGAAAGGAAAGCATGTTAGAGTTGCTACGAAAGGGCTTGGACATTCAGTGAAAATTATCGGAAATTTCATTAAAGATGAATGGTTCGATTATGAAAGCTTCTTCGAAGATGAGAAGCCGCCATTTGTGGAGGATTAAGCATGGTATCAACAAATTTAAAAGACTGGAAAGAAGTCACCAAAGGCATTTACAGATATGTGATCTCTGCAAATGTGGCATACGAAATCCACATTAAATATTGGGATATGGACACAGACATTTTAAGTGCGAATGCAAGTCTATACATTGTTGGCGATTGGCGCTCAAATGATGGTAAAAATACCAGAGAAAGAGAATGCTTACTTGAGTCAGGACCGGTTATGGCTTGCCTTGGGAAAGCTATAGAGGATGATAGAGAGAATAACAGGTAATTAAAAAAAGCACCGACTATTTATCGGCACTTTTTACAAAATCTTGGAGAACAGTAATGACCAGATTATTAAAACTCCTGTTCTCCTGCTTGGCAATCTGCTCAAGCTGTTCTTTAAGCTGTATCGGGAACGTGATGTTAGTTCTGGTCTTATCAGACTTGACGGTCATGTGAAATCCCTCCCTTGTTTTTAGAACATTGTAGCATTTTTGCCTGTCGGTGTCAATCAGATACCAAAGTGGTATCATTTTTATCTTGCAATGCAGGTATCGAAGTGGTATCATAATGGTATCAAAGACACACCGAAAATGAATCGAGGTGATAAGTTTTTAATAATGAAAAAAATAAATTACAGACAAATTTATATGATGAAAAGTCAACGTGAGAAAAAAATAAAAGAAATATGCCCGGGTATTCCATATTCAAGCGGCATATATGCTTTTTACAGAACCGATGAAGCAGGAATAAGAAGAAGCTACGTAGGGCAGGCAGTTAGCCTTTGCGAGAGATGTGCGAGCCATTTAGGAGAATACGATCACATAGCGTTAAGTCTTAAAAAACATAAATTTTACAGTGAAAGTAACCCCACTGGATGGAAACTTACATATATGACCTGCAAAAAGAGTGAACTCGACCAGAAAGAAATTGAAACGATCAAATCTTTTGCTGACAAAGGTTTTCAGATGTATAACATCACAGCAGGTGGGCAGTCGACAGGAAAGCAAGTAACAGGACAGTATAAACCACCAAAGACATATATGCAAGGTGTACAGCAGGGCAAGAAATCCCTCGCCAGAGAACTATCTCACATCATAGATACGCACTTGCAAGTTTCACTGAAACCAGAAAAGCAGAATAACAAAGTATCAATCCGGGCTTTTGAAAAGTTTCAGAACTTGATTGATGAGAAAACATATGAAAAGGAATCGTGAATATGAACGCATTACGACATCAAAAACACATGCAATGGATTCAGAACCGCAAGGATATTTATTATTTCATCCGTAAATACGCAATATCTCACAAAGGGACTCCAACAATCAAGAAGATATCTGAGGAACTAGATATCAGCAGGAGTGCTGTTCAGAGGCATCTAAGGCAGTTCGAGGACGACGGATTGATCGTATTTCACGGAACTGGTTCGCACAGGACATACGAACTGATAGGAGTAAAGAAACATGAAACTGTATGACGTATACGACGGTTCAAAGTATATCGGGGAACTGACACTTGCTGAAATATCAGAATTGACAGGAAAGACAAGAAGTCAGATATCGCAGGCAATCAGCGGGGCATATGACATTAACGGAAGATATGCGGTCATATATGATGGGCAACAAACAATCGCATACTCAAACAAGAATGATCGCAGGATGTTGATGGAATTTGACATTCTGACTCAGAAGATAAGGAGGGCTGTTGGTTGGGAAAGTTGAAGATTAAAAAGTCAAAAAATCAAAGAAGCTTAATCCCGGCGCCACTTAACATAACTGGCTTTACAATGGAGCAGGCTTCCAGGCAGACTGGCGTAAGAATCGAATCTCTTAAAACGTATTTAGATTCAAAAGAACAGGAAATTAGAGAACAGACCGTTAAAGAATTTCAGAAAAAGCTGTGGAAAGCAGAAGATTATATTGCTGTGGCAAATATTTTAATTTCTGTTATTGCAATCAAGAAAGCATGGGGATTCAAGAAAGCGAACCAGAATTTCATTGATAAGATTACCGAAGCCGAAAGATATGTTGAGGAAATCGGCGTTGAAGCAGCATATAAGGAAATTAAGGAAGAAATGGGATTACAGATTGAATTTGATTCTTTTGATATTAACAAGGAATTTGGATTCGGAGAAAACAATGTAGTGCCAGGTTCAGAATAACGGGCAGGTAGCGTTTGGATAAATTAATCATGGAAGACTGCACAATAGCGTGCCAGTTACTTACATGGGGAAAGTGAGGATGGAAATGAAAAATAATAATTACACTTCATTTTTCAAAATGAAGCCAAAGAAAGTAGAAAGATACATTCGTTGCAGAAAATGTGGTGGAAACATGGAATGGAGCATGGACTTTACACCACAAATCAAATGCCCGAAGTGCGGATATACTGTATATCCAAAACCTTATGAGCCAGATTGTATCAAACTGCCAGAAACATTGGAAGAATATTTTGAATTATATGAGAAAGTGAGGATGAAAAATGTTAATCAGAAGTCAGAATAAGGAAGTTTTAGTTGCATTTGAATTTTTACCCGATATCGAAGTTTCGGGTGGAGTAATAAGCGCAAGAAGAGATATGGGATGGTGTTGCTTGCTCGGAGAATATTCCACCAAAGCAAAAGCCATGAAAGTACTGGATATGATTCAGGAAGCCTATGCGGACACAGAGTTAGTTCCAATGACAGTTCCGAATATTGGGAAGATGTTCGCAGAAGCGCCAGCATCAAAAGAAAATGAACTTCTGGCTGAAGCTATAGGAAAAGCACTTATGAACAAAATGATCTTTCAAATGCCAGAGGATAGCGAGGTGGAAGCATGAGCGATAAACATAAAATATACGATTACATAAAAAGGACAATAAATCCTTATGGAAGACCTTTCGAGGGAACAGCTTACGAGTTGGGACTTAAAATCATGGATTATATCGAAAATATGGATAACGAGAAAGAAAATGGGTGGATTCCGGTCAGTGAGAGACTTCCGAAGGAAGACGGAAGGTATCTGGTGACGTTTAAGAATGGAATAAAAGTTTGTATGGTAGGATATGGCTCTTGTGAGAGAACTGTACTAGGATATCCAATTGGACATGGCTGGTATAGCTTGGAAGAAGCGCAATATTATGCGGAGGACAGTATTATTGCCTGGATGCACTTGCCAGAACCATACGAGGAGGATTAGAACATGAGACTGATTGATGCAGACGATTTAATTGAATATATTAAAATCTGGGAAATTGGAAATAGTATTAGTTCCGACCAAAAAGAGTTTATTGACTGTATTAATAGACAACCAACAGTTTTTGATGTAGATGAAGTTGTAAGACAAATCAAAGATATAAAAGATAAGGAATACACAGCTTGTTTAGGGCCAGAATGCGGATATTGCAGATATCTTAGTACTTGCTCATATGGAGGCAAAGTAGATAAACTTGCTTTAGAAAGGGCAATCGAAATCGTGAAAGGTGGTGGTGTTGAATGAATAAAGTATCAGGTGAAATTTTAGAAGAATTAAGAGATAGCATGGTAGGAAGAAGATATAGACATTTCAAAGGAAGAATCTATATCGTTACTGATCTTGCAGTGAATACAGAATCAGATGAAATCATGGTGATTTACAAGTGCTTTGCAGACCCACTTGTAACATGGTGCAGACCGTTAAGCATGTTTACGAGTGATGTGGATAGAATCAAATATCCAAATGTAAAGCAGAAGAAAAGATTCGAACCACTTTCTGAACAGAAGGAGTAGAACGTATGAGAGAAATTTTTTTCAAGGCAAAGCGGAAAGACAATGGTAAATGGGTTGAGGGATATTATCAGAAAAAATATGACCTTTTAGGCAACGAAGAACATTTAATCTTCCACGCTGATAGTTATAAAGTGTGGGAATATGCGGAAATTGTTCCTGAAACCCTCTGTCAGTTCACGGGGCTTTGCGACAAGAACGGGAAGAAAATTTGGGAAAATGACATTATCAAATATCATTTCCGAGAAATCTATGCTCCAATCAAATATGGATGTTATCAAAATTGTTTTGATTCTCAAAAAGCAGAACATATCGGATTCTATGTAGACTGGACGGACGACAAATGCCTTAGAAAGGATTTAGGGTATTGGATTGACATGGTATACGCTATGCCAGTTGGCAACATTTTCGAAAATAAAGAATTATTACAGGAGGAACATAAATGAGCAGCGCAAGCATAAGAATCGGAACAAAAGCATATGTATGTGCAAGATATTTTCTCAGACCGGGAAAGTGTTTTAAATACATCGACCAGCGCGGCGAGGATGTCACAGAACACGTCTATGAGGTCATGGCATTATATCCGTACTACGTGCTGTTAAGAGATACCAGAAACGGAGTCAGGACTTGCCCGGGGTACAATACTTTGAGCCTGATGCTGAGAGGAAGTGAAGCGTATGAGTAAGTCAACGTTAGTGATAGATACACCAGAGAATTGCTATGATTGCCCGTTCGGAATTTCATACTGCGGTGAACTTGAATATGAGGGTTTGTGTGAATTAGCTGAATGCTTAGGCTGTAATGAAATTCTGATGACAGAAGAACATTATGATTGTGAAAGCAAATCAAGGCCTGAATGGTGTCCATTGAAGCCATTGCCAAAGAAATTCGATAACGAGAAAGACCGGAAACTTGGAGATTTCGAGCCACTTTTCAAGATTGGTTGGAATGCCTGTTTGAGAGAGATTGCAGAAACAAGCGATGAAAACGAGCGATAAAAGCAAGCGATAAGAGGTGAAAGAGATGGAGAGATTAACAAAACGGGAAGATGATAGTATCACATATAACGAAAAACGAGAGTTTGAGTGTGGTGAATATTGCGATAGCTGCTCACAGGGTGCAGGAAATTGCAAAACAGTAGAGAATATGATTAAAAAACTCGCCACTTATGAAGACTTAGAAGAACATGGCTTGCTTGTGAGATTGCCGTGTAAGGTTGGGGATATGGTATGGGATAACGATTTTGGATATCCGGAATCGTATGAAATAAAAGCATTTTCATATGGATATTGTGACAGCTATGTAGAACCAGGTATAGGAATAGAAGATGAAATTATATTTTATTACGAAAACTATACCCATTCAATATCAATAACAGGAGCTTTTCCAATGAGTGAAATTGGTAAAACCGTATTCCTCACCCGTGAAGAAGCTGAGAAGAAGCTGGAGGAGATGCGCAATGAATGACTTCGGAGAAAAAGTTGTCGCACTTTTAAATAAAAATAATATGGCGCAAAAAGAGCTTGCCGACAGAGTTGGCATCACAGAAGTATCCATGTCACGATATATCCGTGGACACAGGACTCCTAAAGGAACAGTCATTTCAAATATTGCAAATGCGTTGCACACAACAACCGACTATCTTTTAGGACTAGAAGCAAAAGGAAATGAGCCATACCGTATGGACCAGAACATTATCTTAAAAAGTATCGTCTATTACGGGAAAGAAATTCAGAGTACTGTCTGTATGGAAAAATGCGCGGAGCTGATACAAGCAGTCAGCAAGATGATTCGGGGATCAGGCGAGCTTTCAGATGATGATTACGACCACTTAGCTGAGGAGATTGCAGATGTGTTGATCTGTGTTGAAATGCTTAAACAGATTTACGATATTGAAAATTTGCGTGTTAAGCATTGGATTGAACGAAAACAGAAAAGAATACTTAACAGAATGGAGAAATAGACATGGACGATAAAATATGCAAAACTTGTATTGAAAACGACAACGGGCTGTGTGACCGCAAAGGCATCCTGATAGAGGAAGACGATAGCTGTGAAAATCACACAAAAAGCTGGATGGACTCTTTAATGGAGAAATTCATCCGAAAATCAATGTGGTAAGGGTGGAAATGTCCTTACCAGACGGGAAGGTGGCTAAATGACAAAGGTGAGTTGGATTCGATTAGAAATTGATATGTTTGACAACAAAAAAATCCGGCATATCAGAAAACTTCCAGAGGGAAATAATATTGTATTGATCTGGATGATGCTCCTGACGATGGCAGGGCGTTGTAATTCAAACGGGATTATTTTTCTGACAGAGAATATTCCATATACAAATAAAATGCTAGCTGACGAGCTGGACTTTGATGAAAGTGTGATCGAACTTGCACTTACAATTCTTGAAAAGTTCGGCATGATAACCAGAGATGGAACATTACTTTCAATTCCCGGATGGGAAGAGCATCAGAATATTGACGGACTTGAAAAAATCAGAGAGCAGACAAGAAAACGGGTTGCCGAGCACAGAAAACGTCAGAAAGAATTGCTTGAGGAAGAAAGCCTTCCGAAACTCACAGATCAGGATACTGAGGAGAAACCTGTCACAGCAAAAGATTCAGTAAAGCCCGGAGATGTTCAAAAGGTTATTGACGAATGGAATAAGCTCCAGAAGTTAGGAATTCAGCCGGTTATAAGAATGACGCCTAAACGTTCACAACTTCTGAAAGCAAGAATTCGGGAATATGGAATGGAAAAGATTATGGAAGCAATTGAAAAAGTCAAAAAAAGTGATTTTCTGACAGGAAGAAAGAAAGATTTCATAATAACTTTTGAATTTTTTATAAACCCTAATAAATTTATAAAAATACTCGAAGGGTTTTATGACAATAGAGACGAGGATATACATAATGGATTTAACGGAAAAACTCAAAGAGATGTCAGCCCACTTATCCCGCTCGGAGAATGGAACGGAGAAGAATCAGATACCCCATTCGCTTGAATGCCCTGAGTGCGGGGACAGCGGGTGGAGATGGGTAAGAGATGCAAGTGGTATTCCCTATTGTGAGGAATGCCCTTGCGGAATCAGGAAAAGAATAATCCTTGAAAATCAATTGAAATTTGCAGAGCTTCCAAACGTGTTTAAAGGCTCAAATTTCAACGATTTGAAGTCGAGTGTATATTTGAACGCTGAGAGCCGAAAAGTATTTTCTCAGGCGGCGCAGGCGGTAAATTACTGGTTTAAAAATCTTCCTGATATGCAGAAGAAAGGAATAGGGCTATACCTTTTCTCAAATGCAAAAGGTTCTGGCAAAACTAAAACAGTATGCAGCTTGGCGAATGAAATTATGAAGAAATACCAGAAGCCAGTAAAGTTCACCACATCCCTCAGGATTCTTGATGAGATCAAGAATACATGGGGAGACAAAGGGAATACGGAGGGAAAGTTGATAGAGGATTTGTCCAGAACAGAAATCCTTATCATTGACGACTTCGGCGCTGATTCTGGAAAAGAATGGATTAACGAAAGATTCTATAGCATTATCAACGGGCGGTATGTCGACAGGAAAATCACTATATTCACAAGCAACTGCCAGATATCAGAACTGAAATATGACGAGAGAATCACCAACAGGATTCTGGAGCGGTCACTTGAAATCCCGTTTCCTGAAGAATCTGTCAGAGAACATATAGCACAACATTTGAAAATGAAGATGGTACAAGGAATGCGAGGTAAAGAGAGTGAAAATAGCTGTTAAACCATGGGGTGAAATGTCTTTCAGAGAAATTCAGAATTTAAAAGAAAAGCAATGTAAGCATTGTGATTATTTTTCAAAGAATAATTCTGGAGGGTTATCATATGGAACTTGCGATTACATCCTTATCAATGATCACATGAGAGGATGCCTACCGACGGAATGCGTAATGAAAGGGATTTTTAAAAGAAGAACAGGAACAAAAAGAAGAGCAACTTTGAGAATTTAAACTTTTTGAAAGGAAAAGAAATGAGGACAATAAGCGAAATGTATAAACGTTCCGGTGGAACTGCGTATCAGCACAATTGTTCTGAGTGCAGATTTTATAGGGACGGAAAGAGGGAAAAATGTCTGATGTACGGCGGTAATCGGGACTGGCATGGAAATTTTATTGCCTGTAAATTCTTCAATCTTGAAGATGATATGCCGGAAGGACAGATGAATATTTTTGATTATGTGTGAAAGAAAGGAGGAACGAGGAGCCGCTGGCCAGCAAAAGGATATCCCGGTTCCTCCTTATTTTTTATGAATAATGACGACTTGAAATATGCAATTGAGAATGGTATCATCAATTTGTCTCACATACAAGAGCAAGTTGAAATGAATAAAAGGGAAGAAATTTTAAAAGAATACAGGGACAGCATATGGAAGGCATCTGACGGATATTGGAAAATCCGTATGACTTATGACGAAACCGGACAGCGGAAGATGTTCAAACGTCGGTCTAAGCAGGATTTAGAGGACTTGATCGTAAAGACGCACCGTGAGAAAGCAGAGAACCCAAAAATCAGGAGTGTGTTCGAGGAATGGGCACAGCGCAAGGTTGATTTGAATAAGATTTCAATACAAACTTATCAGAGATATCAGCAGGACTTTAATCGTTTTTTTGGGACCATGGGCGAACGCAGAATTAAAAACATTGAGTCAGAGGATATTAGCAACTTCCTGGAAGAACAGATCAGTGAACACAATCTAACCGCAAAGGCATTCTGTAATCTCAAGACAATTACCAGAGGTACCCTGAAATGGGCAAAGCGCAACAAGCTGATTGATTGGAACGTGCAGGAATTATTTTATGACTTAGATGTTACTGATAAGTCTTTCAAAAGAAATATCAAAGAAGATTCGGAAGAAGTATTCAACGACGCTGAAATGGACAGGATGATTGACTACTTGAAAGACAATCAGGACATAGTAAATCTTGGCATTATGCTTATGTTCGTAACTGGTCTGAGAGTTGGGGAGCTATGCGCTTTGAAATGGAATGACTGGCTACCACATATCAGTACGATTAAGGTCAGAAGAACGGAAGTAAGGCACTTTGAAAACCATAAAGGCATTTTTGAAGTCAAAGACTTTCCGAAAACAGAAGCAGGCGTAAGAAATGTAGTGGTTCCTCAGGGGTGTGTATGGATATTGCAGAAGCTTAGAAATATGTCGACCTTCTGCGAATATATATTTTCCAAAGATGGAAAGCGATTAAATACTTATTCGTTCAGGAACCGGTTAAGAACAGTGTGCAAGAAAACTGGCTGTATTCAAAAATCACCGCATAAAATACGAAAAACATATTGTACGATATTACTCGACCACAGCATAGATAATCAGATGGTCACATCACAGATGGGTCACACAAATATTTCGTGTTCCGAGAACTACTACCACAGAGACCGAAAGGACCTCAAGAAAAAGCAGAAAATCATGGACAGCATAGATGAATTTATGGTAGTATCAAGATAGATTTTTTGAGAGGGAACAGCCAGGGAACAAAAAGGAACACCCTGTAAAAAGTTAGAAGCATTGGTTTTATAGGAAAGATAGCAGTTTTAAAATACGTTCGATTCCCGTACTGGCTGCTAACGAAAACCTTGTAAAATCAAGGTTTTTTGTGCTTTTTAGAGGTATTTAAAAGTTCGAGGGAACAGGCTAGGGAACAGGTAAGGAACAAGAACAAATATTCGAATTAAAACCATAGGAGGAAAACTTGTGTGTGAGACACAGGAAAAACCATCGTAGACGGCAGAAATGCGGTCTTTTTTTGTTTTCCAAATTATGTTAATATGGTTGTATGGAGGTGGTGTTGTGATACATACCGCGTATGATGTGATGAAAGAATATCTGATAACCGGTGCAGAACTTGATGATCAGTTTCAGATACCAATGCTTCCAAAAGTGGATTTCTCACCGGGTAAGTCGATTGACTTTGTGTCTTCAAAATCCAGATCACTGAAAGGCCACAAGGACCTGACGGTGAATTTCTACATTGACGACAAAAGTTTTCTGCAGGTATGGAATCAGCCTGACCAGTACATTGAGCACTTAAAATGTTTCAATTCAGTTTGCAGCCCAGATTTCACAATTGCTTCCGGGATGCCAAGTGCGTTGAACATCTACAACCTGTACAGAAACCATGCTTTAGGCTATTATTGGGCGGTTATGGGCGTTAAAATTATTCCGTCCGTAAATATTATTAGTCCAAAGGAAATGCCATGGATATTTGACGGAACGCCACACAGAAGCACTGTATCATGTTGTACTAATGGCAGAGTGCGGTCAAAGTCTGCCAGGATAGAGTTTTGTGAGAACTTTAAAGAAATGCTGGACGCAATAGAGCCGGCAAAAGTTGTGATTGTAGGTATCGTGCCGGATGAGCTTAATGTGGATGTGCCAATTATAAACCTCAATTCACGAAGCCAGAACATGAAAGAAGCGTTCAGAAAGGAGTAGGCATGGGAACCATCAGCAGGGAATCAGCGAAGCGCAGGAGTAAGGAAACAAGTCGGCAGAAAAGGCGTAGGAGTAAGATTTCTGATATTACAAGAAGAAAGAATACCACTGGAAAAGATGAATTGAACGTGATGAGATAAAAATTTACATCACGCCGAGGTACGTTATAGGAATTTATATACAAAATGCACAAAATAAAAAAGTCGCAGGTCTGAATTAGTTTCAGATTTCTGCGACTTTTTTCAGATTTTCCCAGTTCAAACCGACCGGGTTTCGATGCTGTTTCCAACTTATCGTACATTTTCTTGGTGTTCTCGCCCGTCCCGGGACCATCCCGGAAGCCTCCAGCCGATCAGGAGCAGACCGCCGCCGGGAACCTGTGAAACCCCGTCGCCCGGCATGATCTAACGAATTAAAACCAGATAAAGCCGGGAACAGCCGCGGAAACGTCAGACACAGACAGAGTCAAAACCAATTCTAATGGAACGTTGTAAAACACGTTTAAAAGCATTTTTTATGCAACCACGAAATATACAGAAAACGAATAAAACACGCTTAAAAAGCCAAATACGGCGTTATATAAGCATTTAAGGCACAATCATCCAAGTGAAAACGCCTAAAAGTGTACAGAAATAAGACCGCCGGAGCAATCACGAACAAAGCCCGCATAGCTTCGCACAGTCTGGAAGCATAAAGACCAGACCGGACAAAGCGTCCGCGCAACTATACAGAATAATAATAACCCCGTTGCGCTCTGTCGTCAATCCCTGTTACCAACTAGATATTTGAAAATTTAAGGCGGCTTTATATACTTGCGATAAAATATACCAGAATCACACTAAAAGCCGTTAAAACGCCAAATAGAAGCCAATACAACTATATATAATTGTCAATGCACATCACGCCGGAGAACAAGCCCCGGTGAAGTCCCGACACAGGTCACGAACCACCGCCGCCCGGAGCGGATGTAGGACACCAGAAAAAGAGCAGCGCTTTACTGCTCTAAATAGTTTATATTTGCGACTCCGGGCAAGTCGTACCAGATCAGCGGGACGGAGCCGGAAGCGACCGCAAGAAAAACATCTGCGGCGGTTTGGGCTGCTGCTTCTTTTGTTTTGTTTACCTCGGAAAAATCACGGGTTTTTATTGCACTCGCCATCTGTTTAGAACTAGGTTTTTTGATCTCTTTTATCATTTTAAGCCCTCCAATATTTAGAAAAAACAGGTGGGAAAGCCCCGCCCGGAATTAACGTGCATTTAGTTCAAACAAGCATTGATTTTCTTTTCCAGGTGCGGAAATGCTTCGTAAATTTCCTGCACACTGTCTGCGTAATAGTCACCTACAATTTTACCGAAAATTTTAATATTACCAGAATAAAAACAACCAAGATCATTAAACCAAATATCAAGCCCAGTCGCCTGTTCCTTTTTGTCGTTGTACCACATATCAATTTTTATCATGTTTTTAATACTCCTGATTTTATTTTAAAAGGCCGCCGGGGAAATGCTCCCCGGTATGCTTGCCGGCCTAATATGATTTCTCTTTTGCGATTTCAGCAGCTATTATTTGTTGTTCGAGGAAATACCGCAAGCCACCGTCCCCAAAACGTTTTAAATAATATTCTGCCAGTTCTTCAGTCGTAAACTTTTCTAATGCCGTGCCGATATCGGAATAAATTCCAAAATATGTATTTTCCCGTTCTGAAATTGCCCGATCAATTTCATTTTTGGGCTTTTCTGGCTCTCTTGGTTCAACAACCACGAGCCGATCAGCCCCCATTTTACGGGGATTGATTTCACCGCTCTCAAAACTTCTCAACATGAAAGTAATAGTTTTTCCGGTTTTACTCGGGTTAATTTCAACTACTTCTGATTTATAGCCGAAGTTCCACACGATAACATCACCGATTTTTAAATTTTTAGTTGGGATTCCTGCCCGGTTCCCGGAAATTCCTTGTAATTTAACTGTATTTGTCATAGTTTCACACCTCCAATCCAAGCTTTTTTAATTCTTTTCGGCCTTTATCAAGTTCCTTTTCAAACGGTTTGAGAAAAGAACTTCTAAATTTTTCCATTTCTTTTTCATGCTTAGAAAAATCAATTTTATCTGTCGGGTTTTCTTCGCCCAGCAAATTCAAAATTTTCTTACAAGCATCAACATATTTTTCGGTCAATACTTCATTCTTGAAGCAAAAGCCCCTCACGCGGTCTTTGATATATTCGACAAGTCCGGAGCGATCTTCTTTTAACTCTTTCAAAAACTCATCAAATGAAGAAATATCTTCGTTTTTAATCAGTTCCGGGACATATGCCGCCAGAGCGTAAACGCTCGGAAAATCGGTTTTTTTGTACCAAATGCAGCCACTCCACAGCTTTTCGGTGGTTCCTCCACAATCTGCGCAGAACTCTTTACAGCCGTAGCACATTGAGTTATATTTCAGGCTTTCAATTGCCTGTTCTTTTTCTTTTCTTGCCTGCTCCTGATCAGGAGTTAAAAACATTGTATTTTTCATAGTTTATTTACCTCTCTTTTTTATTTTTTTTGAAATCCGGCGGTTGCGTTGGGGCTACGGCTTGACCGCCGCCGGAGAGATTAATCTAAATAATTAACTTTAGATATACTGTATTCTGTTTTTAGTTTCTCAAAAGCGCGCTCTGTGACGATATAATAATTTATACTGTTTTCCGCTTTATCAAGGCGAATCCCGCGCCCTTTTAGGCTTAATTTAGTTGTTAAAAACCAGTGGTCACCGTAATAACTCAAGCTTGCGTCAATCTGGCATTCTGGCTCTTCTTGTCCCATTTCCGGCGTGTACATATATAACCCGGGAGCGGCAACCGGGGCGGCTGTCTGGCTCTCCAACGCCTTTAATTTTTGGCGTCCGATTCTGCGAAGCGTCAGCAGTTCGGACTGCGTTATTTTGTTTTGCCTTGCTAATTCTTCAGCGGTTCCCATGTAAAATTCCGTAGTTTTTACGGTTCCAGAAACCTCGAAGAACTGTTTTAAATTTATGAACCCGGTTGACTCCTGAACCGGGAAAGAAATGATTTTACACATTGATTTTTCTCCTTTTCTGTGATATTTTATTTTTGCTGGTATTTTAATGATTTACAATTTATACTGTGGGGAATCCGGGCTTTTCGTCCGGGTTACAGTAATTCTGAAAATTCTTTCATTTTTGGGTGCTTAAAGCCCAGCACTGCTAACGCTTGGTAAATCCCTTCTGCGAAGCTTTTTTTGTCTTGAAACCGTCTTAAATGAATCTCTGCTTCTATTGAATTGCCTTCTTTCTTGAAGGCTTCGTATATCTCCCATTCGGTCTGCGAGCATTCATAATTTATAAATGCTTCGTCAATGAGAATTTCGGATTTCTCTTTTTCTACTCTTGTCATTTTTTCTTCCTCCTTTTGTTTGTTCTCTGTTGATGGTTATATAATACATTATTTTTAATGTAAAATCAATATACAAAATACATGAAAAATAATGTAAATAGTTATATAGAATTTGTGCATTATTTTTAATGTAAAAGTTATTGCAATTAAAAGTTATCTAATATATAATGTAGTTATATAAAAAATGATTAGAGAGGAGAAAAAGAAATGTTTGTATATAGACTTAACGTATTAGAAACTTTAAGTGATGCAGGCTATACACCTAGCAAATTAAGAAAAGAAAAGCTGTTGGGGGAGAATGCTATACAGTGCCTAAGGGAAAATAAAATGGTAGGGATTAAAGCGCTTGACAAAATTTGTTCTATATTAAATACGCAGCCGGGGAATATTATAAAATATGTAGATGCTGCAGAAAAGCAGAAACTTTAAAAATAATGCAATTCAGTATTGACAATTACATTATAAATAATGTATAATAAAGACAGTTAAAGAAAACCAATCACACAGCCCCAGGAGGGGCGGAATGGAGGGCAAAATGAGAAAAGAGGATTTGCTTAACAAGAAAAATGAAACTGCCGAAAACTTGCAGTGGTACGTTAGAGACGTTATCACAGACGAGGACCTGAAATGTTTTTCAATTCCTCAGCTTGAAAGATTGATTAATCTTGTCGAGCGGGCTGAGACATTTCGCGAAAAACGTGCAAGTTTTTGTGCATTATCAGAAAATGAAGTTATACAGAAGAGTACAGGGAAAATTGCATATTTTGAAAATTCCGGAGAAATCCGGGAAGAAACTCCCGAAGAATGCATGCAGGGAGCTGCTCGACAAGGGTATATCAATTACCTGAATGGCAACGAAAAGGCGTAACTAAAACAGTTACGCCACGCTTGATAAGACCTTACAATCTTATTTTAACATATTTCAACTCAACGTCTCGCCGTTGATCGGGACGACTCCCAGTGAAATCATGGAACACCGGGAAACAACAATAAAAATTGCTGATATCGAAATTATATGTCAGCGCAGGGGAAAAGTCAAGGAGAAAATAAACATGAAATTAAACACATTGTCATATGTCCTCTGTTCCGAGGACACAATTGAAGCTGGTAAAGAATATTTCTTCGGTCAGCTCTGGGATGGAAACGGGGACGGCGAGGAACTTTTGGAGTCCGGAGCAATCGCCGTATACCAGAACGGTGAGGAGTACATTGTTGATTTCGAGATTCTGGAAGCTGCGGAAGATATTTTACAAACCCGTGTTAAAGTTACCGGGATTAACTAGGAGGAGAAAAATGAAAGAATTTGAATTAAAACAGGTGGCGCGGAACAATTCCGAAAACTTCGGATGTTCCAAAGTCACAGCAGCTTGGCTGTGCGGCACAGAAGCCCAGAAAGAGAATTTTATAAGTTCTCTGGGTGAGAACTGGGTGAGAATCCCGGCGGAACTCGTTGACGAAACCGCCGAGCAGAATTTTATTTCATATGCTCGGGCATAAGGAGGAGGAAAAAAGATGCTAGAAAGAAAAATTGATCGAGCAATTGAGAAAGAAGCAATGAAAACCGGGAAGATGGGAACCGAACCGGTGACCGTAGAAATGACACTGACAAGTGGAGAAATCGAGGAGTTTAGAAACCTCGAAAAATATGACAGTAAAAATTATTTCTGGGAAGTTGAGGACAATACTCTTAGAATTTCCTACACAGAAGAAATTTAAGAAAATAGAGGAAAGAGAAATGAAGAAAACAATTGATTTATTAAACAAAGCTGTAGAAATGGGATTTGACAGAGAACAGGCGCTTGCAGACATAGACGCAAGCCTTGACGCCGAACTTGAGGAAAGGCATCCGTTGATGGATGAAGAAATATCAGAAAGTCTGTACAATAATATTCTTGAAGGATTCCGAGCAGACAAGGAAATGAACGCATGAAAGCAGTAATGATACAAGGGCATATGGATACCGCCCGGTTTTCAATACCGGGATGGAATGGCAAGCGGGGCGAAACATACCCGCTCCCGCCTTTTTCTACAATTGCCGGTATGGTCCATTTTCTTTGTCAGTGGGATAGCTGGCATGATATGAAGATATCTGTATCCGGCAATGGAGTCATGAACAAGCCGGAAATTTGCATGAGGTGGCGTGGCGGAGCTGTCGCAGGATCAGAGACAGAGGAGTTTAAGCAGCGTTTTCCGGTCAGGGTAAAATCTGGGGATTCGTTTGTAGGCTGGGTCAATACGCCAATTTATGAAAACATGGTGTCTGATCTGGACCTGAGATTGCATGTTATGCCGGAAAGTCAGAAAGAAGTCGAAGTGATCTACAGAAAGATTCTGAACCCGCGGACATTTCCAAGTCTGGGACGACATGAGGACTTGATAAGAATTGACGATGTGCGGATTGTTGATATTTTGCCAGCGCAGGAAACGACGCTCGATATGTGCGCTTATGCACCGGCTACGGCAGAAATACCCGGAACTGTTTACACAGTTCATAAAGATTATACGATCAGCAAGAGAAAGCGAAGATTTAATGATGTTCGAGTAAAATATTTAGATCGAGGAATAAAAGTAATTACAGATTGTGATAATTTAAACAATCCTTGTTTTTTCATCTGATTTATAGTATTATTTAGACAACAATTACTGAGGTAATTGAATGTAAATTTGAAATAGTACTGAATAAGTGCAAATTTTAATATTTCCATTTTGGAAAGACACAAAATAAGCCCCTGAGAGATAATCCCGGGGGCTTTTGCTGTCTTATTCTGGTGGCGTAATGAGTGAGGGGAACAACCCGCCACCGAAGTTGTTAAAATACATTTATCATAAAACTGCCGAAGTTGTCAAGCAAATTTTTTTTATTTTGGGATTTGATTTTTAAAACCGATGTGGATAAAATAAAAATAACGACAGGCGAAGGAACTCAGGAGGGGAGCGGCAGCCAGAGCGCGAAAAGAATAAGAATTTAGCAGCCAGATCACGCCGGGCAAGGTGCCGGAAGGTCTGGCTTTTTGTGCGCTATATGCCAGAAAATGACCGTATTACAAGGCGTATAAATATATAATAACTGTCTATATAATCCCCTCCAAGATTCTAGAGACCTAGAGTTTATTAATATACATACTATACAGTACCGTATAGATATATAGAGTTAATAAGAGTAATGTAACGGTAAAAATAAAATTAAATAGACTGTTGACAGTGATATAAAAGTATGATAAAACAGAATTAACAACCGAATAAGCCGAAAGGTAATAAGAATAATAAGACTATTTAAGACGATTAAAACCGAGCAGATCGGAAAGAAGAAAGGGATTTAGAAAAGTCCCGGAATGTATCTGCAAGCGTGTTTTTGTCGTCTTTTTTTATTTCAATTTTTGGAGGTGATACAGTGAAAAAGAGTAATACAACAGTAACAGAACAGGGAATAGAAGTATATGAGAATGATATATACAGGCTTGTGGATGAATATATAAACACTGTGTTACAAGTATCTCCAGAAGAATTTGACACACAGAAAGAATATAAAGCTGTTGTTGCTGATAGTTTTGTAGATATGATCTTTTATATTGCGGATAGAATACCGAAACCAAGTAACGATGATATAGAGTTGCTGGATAATATATTTAATATATTTGTCAGGGTATGTAGCAAATACAATGTGTTGCCAACATTAGAAGTATTTAGCTTTTTAGTTAATATTAATCGGTCAACATTTAGTGATTGGATGCGTGGGGACTATAGAACAAGCTCATCGCATGGCACCACGGTTAAAAAATGGTTTGATATCTGCAAAAATTGTACAGTCAACAGATTGAACAACCAGCCCGGCACAAATGCCAATTTGATATTTGTCGCAAAAGCAGCGTACGGCATGGCAGAGACAGCACCAGTACAAACAGCACAGCAGGACGGCATACCACACCAGACAGCGCAGCAGATCGCAGATAAGCACAGGGCGGCACTGGAACTTCCAGAGATGGAAAAGCCGGAACTATAACAGATCAGAGGCCCGAAGAAGTACGCAGAGGGCGGACAAAAGAGCATGGAAACAGCTTAAGTAGTGTAAATTGTATAACATGTACAATATAAAACGACTGTATTTGTTTAATATGTACACCAATCTATAAAGAAAACTGAAGTTTGTTCCATAGATACATATGTTCTGACTGAATAACCGTTATCACACGTTCCCTTGACCACTGCCGCAGGCCATTAAAGGTCAGCGTTAAGCCAGGAAAGCGGGAACCCATGGGGCGGCGGGCTTCCCTGGTAGCGCCCGGCATGGATACCGGGGAGGGGGTGTATATAAGCCCCAACACGCGCCGAGTGAGTACTCCGAGTTCCCGAAAAATTAAAAAAGTCTCCTCTAACAGCAGGGCTTTAAAATTCCGAAAAAAAGAGTTCCCCATGGCAGAGATAGTGATTGCAACACGAAAGCCATAAGCCTTAACCGTTTCTCTGCCAAATAAATAAGGCGATATCAGAAAGGCAGGTACAAGATGGAAAAAATAGTAAACAATGATGGATATCTTCGGTCTGGACTAATGGACATTGCCAGGCAGTTACTGAGTATTTGTAGCGAAACTGGTGTTTCCAATATTCAGATAGCTACATCATCTCGGAAAGAGGGCGAAGGTATTACGCTTCTTGCAAAAACTGGTGACAAACCAATTCTTTCAGTAAAGATGGACACTGCCTATGAAAAAGAATAACTCTCAAGGTGAATCAATCCGAATCCGGCTCACAGGACAGCTAGAACGAAAGCTCGTAGCCGAAAAGAACCGAACCGGCAAAAGCGTATCGCAGATCACCAGAGAAGCATTGGAACAATATTTCCGAAGGAGATAGGCAAAACGCCGACTCAATTTTTCTCAAAAAAACAAAAAAGAGGTTTTTATATGTCAGAAGAATACAGTGAACGCTTTGATGAACTTCGTAAGAATCGAGTCGAGGTAAGCTATCATAAATACGGTCCTGCCAGGAAGAATTTTAAAACCGGGAACGTGCAGGCACTCCCGTCTATGGAACGGTGTATTGAAAAATATAATTCTACCGGAAACACAGAATATCTCGTGGATGCAGCAAATTACCTCATGTTCGAGTTCATGTACCCGCAGCATCCTAAAGCACACTTCAAAGCTACAGATAGTAAGGATAGTGCCGGGATAGTCGGAATCAGCGTAAAGGAAATGGAGGATTTGATGAATGAACAATACTAACTCTGTAACTGTTACGTACGCAGTAGCCGTTCTAAGGCACGAACTTCTGATACATGGAGAAGTTTACAATGGTTTCAAAGCAAGCCTTAAAACAGCGATTGAGAAGTACTGTACATGCGGCCTGCCATTCGAGCCAGAAGAAGAAACTGCCGGTAAGATTCTTGATTTTATGATCGGAGAGGAACAGAAAGAATGATTCTTGCAAAATTCGTAGCAGCTATGTTGGATATTGCATTTTTCACATTGGTTTTAGCATTCCTTATATCACAGGATGAAACCGAAAAGAAAGGCAATCCAATAGCAATGGCAGTATTTATATTGATGGAAATTTGTTTCGCAGTTAATGCAGTTGTGATTTTTAGATTATAAAGGAGGACACAAGTAATGAAATTTTCAGAAGCATTCAAACTTATGAAACAAGGAGCAAAAGTGAAACTTCCGGGATGGGGTGGCTTTTGGTATTGGGACGCAGAAAAAGAAACGATTATGATACAGTGCAGACCTCAGGATAGCGATACTCAGGGAGAACTACTTGACATCAGGGAAACTCAAAGAGTCGAATACACAACTATGAATATGCAGTCTGATGAATGGATTATTGCGGACGAAACAAACTGCCAGGTACTCGGCGGTGAAGCAACATTCTCTTTCGGGGATGCAATTAAGCACATGAAGCGCGGACTTAAAGTGGCAAGAAAAGGTTGGAACGGAAAGAAACAGTACATTCAGCTCGCCACTGGAATTTCATATAAGACTGCTGATAATGAAATTGTAAATTGTGAGCATGATGCAATCGGAAACAAAGCCATTGCTTTTGTTGGAACATCTGGTGTACAGATGGGATGGCTTGCATCCCAGGCAGATATGTTAGCAGAAGATTGGATTTTTGCAGAATAAGAGGAGAACCCAATGTGGTTAGCATTCACAATACAAATTCCCCTGTTCGCCATACTGATTGAACGGGTGAAAATACAAGAAAAGCAGAAACCTATCGTTCTTAGGTTCGGGAAAGCCTTTGAATCTGACAGGTCGAGGCATCCAGAGTAGCTTAGGTCTGCGTTGGTGAAACTCAATGGAGAATAACTTTTCCCACCCATTGCAAAGTAACTGGCGCGGACTTAACGGTACAAATATAGACATGATGCTTTCTAAAATTTTATAAAATATATCACTCTATCACGAGTCCGGGTAAAATCCCGGACAAATAATGGGCTATCGCCAAGTGGTAAGGCACAGGTGAATACATGACAAAAGAATTGATATATGATGGCAAAACATACATAAATTTTCTTATTGATGAAAATGGAAATGTACTAAACAGTAAAACAAAAAGAATTTTAAAAAAATCAATTTTCAAAGATGGATATTATCATATAACATTACCAATGGGAAAAAGAGGAAAAGTGAAATCGATTAGACTTCATAAAGCGGTTGCGGAAACATTTATTCCGAATCCACGAAAATATCCAATCGTTCATCATAAAGACGAAAATAAATTAAATTGTTGTTGTGAAAATCTTGAATGGACAGACTCAAAAACAAACACTCAATATCATTTAAAAAAATTAAGTGAAACAACGGATTATTATAATAATCGAAAACTCACAAAAGATGATGTCAAATACATAAGAAAAAACAAAGGAACAATAAGCTCAGGAGAATTAGCAAAAATATTTAATGTTTCTAAAACTACAATTTTAAACGCTCAAAATTATAAGCTGTACAATTGATATTAAGAATTATTGGGGGTTGGCGAAGCGGATTAACGCATCGGTCTTTGACACCGACATTTTCATCAGTTCAAATCTGATACCCCCAGTAACATTCACCTGTATTCGCGGGTTCGAATCCCGCTAGCCCAGTCGGACTATATTGTTTAGCCATGATATAGTTCCCCTCCGAATTGGTTCCATCTATCCCAACGGGGATGATTAAAGGGGCTTCAAATGCCCCGGATGGACTCTACTTATGTAGAACAGCATTTAGACCCTTTGTTGCGACTGCGAGGGCAAGAATCGCAACAGCAGAGGAAGTTACTCTTGAACTGCAATAACCCTCTGCTTAGGAAACTTAGTTCAGTTGGCAGAACGGTCGGCTCATAACCGACAAGTCACAGGTTCGAGTCCTGTAGTTTCCATTTCTTCCATATGCTGTCTATCCGTTTTATGGACAGAAAAAACTGCTGAATGAGTGTATGTGGATTATTTTTATGAAAGGTGTGTAACGGCACAGCCTGTTCAATGAAGATAATTCCCCGTTCGGCACAGTCTCTGAGTTAAATTGTCGTCAATAGGTGCACGTTGAGGACAGGAAGTTTTCAAGAGGCATATAAAAGGTTTCGTCGTTATCCACAATGACATGAATATCCAAATCCGAAATAACTCCGTGGGGCTGGCACGGCATAAAACAGCCTAGTGGAAAGCATAACACGATAAACATATTGCTAACCCGGGGTTTCCGGGTTATGTGGAATGTACGCTAGTGGAAAACTGACAGAGTCGCGCTCTGGTCTCCGGTTCGATTCCGGGCGTTCCGCTTTAATCCGCTTAG